CATTTGTTAATTTCGTAAAATGGCACTAGTTGTGTTCATGGGATCTACAGTTTAGTGGAGCTGTTTGCGACAGAGGGGGATATCGAATTCATTCAGATACGTGAGTGACTGTCTTTCGAATCTTTCGACCGAGAATTAGTTGATTTTTATTATCCAAGGCGGTGATTATCAACAGGAAAAGTTTTTCGGGTTCTTTGGCTACTAGACGTCGTCGTTGGACTTTTTGTTCTTTTTTTCCACACTCAGTGGTACGTCGATCCCGTTTCGGATTAAGTTTCGGATTGGTCTTTTCTTTCCTTTTTCCACCATGCGTAAGGTCGATGTTGATGCGGTCGTAAAGGAAATCGTGCGCGGGGAAATCGTCGTCGTGGATGATTGTATATGGCAGACTAGACTGCCGTTCTTTTCTGACCCGTAGAGGTTTTCTTTTGATACAGTTGGTTGTGACCCTTGATGGGCACTTTAGGCACCTGCAAAGGGTTATATTTGTCGATGCGTTTGTCCGTGCTCGTCATCACGGTGTTTGATATCTCCATAGATGGACCGAATGATTTCGTGACGTTGTTTCACGTGTCAATGGCTTACTGAGAGAAACACACAACTATGAGAGAGACAAATGGTATGAGAAACGCAACTCTTTCGGTTGCAGTAGCTGGAACGATAGTCGTTGTGACGAAAATAACGTATTCTGACAATGATTTGCGATTCATTTAATTGGAATTAAATGAATCACACTACACAAGGACGGTAAAAACAATAGTAGCCGCCAATGCAATAGTAGTACACATAATGTTGTCGATCTATAGTCTGTCGCCGAGGCTGTGACATTGACGTACCCATTTTTTATTCAGCTAAACAAAAGATTTCCAAAAAACAAAATATGGATATAGATATTCTAGGATGTTTGTATTACACTCTGGCTCTCCTTCTACTGTCGGCTGCCACACTCTTGTTCAGAGCTTTTATCTATCCAATTTTGTACTGGGTCTACGTGTGGTACAAGATCAAATGGTCGTCTCGTCTCTATAAATGGAAAAATCGTCCCTTCAACATGACCAAACATCGGTGCTCGTTTCTTCTCAACGAAGACGAGTACTCGCTGTGGCCCGAACGACACGTGTCGCGATCGCTTTTCGATCTCGTCGTCATCACAGACGGCACCAAAGATGTGTCTCAGCGCGTTCTCTCCAAAGCCGGACCGTACGCCAATTTTTACGGTCTTCGCGTCACGCCCTCCGATCTCGGTCTTCACGTTCTCTACATCAATCACCAACTGTTTGGCGCTCGCGAAACTATTCCACCGTTAACCGATTTTGTGTAGTCGACTCTGGACACTCCGACGCTGTAGCCAAAGTTTCGATAGTTGAAAAATAATCATTCAGTCGTTCGGCGAACGCGTGTCTCGTTTCGCTTCTCACGCTCGGCATCACGTACCACAAATTCTTGTAGTCGACGTACGACAAATACGCGGCTATTTGGCGCAACACTTCTTCCGGTAAGAGGTCTAGCATTTTTTTGTGGGGCACACACACACGTGTAGCACTTTATATATATATATATACCGCGATTCGTGTGCGCGCGCACACAACAATAAAACGATGGAAACCAAATGTCTCGATTCGCAAAAAAATGTCATCGACACACCCAAACGACAGCCGGAAACTGTTCGTTTCAATCAAGATGGATTTTTCAACGAAATACGTGACTTTTATCGCATCCTACCTTGGTTCAAAGAAAAGGTCAACGACATTTATTTGTGCGTTCAAAATTTAGCCGCCGAATCGCTCATCATCTTGCAAGACTCGCTTCGCGACGATCAGGGAAACACCTATCATCGAGCCAACAAGTTCTATTTCGACGTGCAGAGCGTCGCTCGACGTAAATCCCAACAGGGAAACGTCACCACCGTCGTTCATAAAAACGTCGAATACCGATTCATCGTCGGCATCATCACCCAGTACGGACTTTTCCGACAAAACGAAGAGATTTTCAACGCTCAGCAACAGTATCTCGTCAATTGGAAGCACAACATCAGGACCGATGAAATTCAACGCATTCTCGACGCCAACGTCGACGTCGAAACGTACGGCCAGTTTTTCAAGAGCTACATCAAATGTCGTCTCGACATGGACTGCGACTATGTTCGGCGCGTCATCAACGTCTTTGCCGAACGCTTCACCGTAGGCCGTCAATTCATCGACGAAATGTGTCGATTCGTTATATTTTTGAATCCCAAACTGTCGATCGTCCACGAAAGTGTCTTTGTCAAACGATTCAAAAAAAAGTACTACAATCCTGAAATGTTGCCCTTTATGAACGAGTACGATAAACTGGGAGAATTGTACAACGATGCCGCCACGCCGGTCGAAACTCTCCAGCACGTTAGCCGGCAATTGTACGATCAATGGGTGGAAACCCGACGCGAATGCATCGATTCCCTACTGGTCAACAACAGCAGCGTCAAAATGAATTACGGCGGCAGGACCAAAATGGTTTCGTCCAAAATTAAATTCGTCCAATTACCCAGCTGGAAAACGGTGTGCAAAAACGCCACGCATCTCGTCGACGTCGCCGAAGAGGACATTGTCTACATGCAAGACGGCAACGACATTTACGGATTTTCTATCGGCCAAATGTTTCACATTATCGAACACGAAAGTGGCGTCAATCCGTACACGCGAGTGCATCTCGATCGACGCGCTCTTCAGCGTTTCCTCGACACGTACGTCAAACCGCCATCTACAACCACCACCAATAGTACCGATAACGCTCACATTATCGCCGCCGACGATGACGACCAAGTCAATCAGTTGGTCCTTCTCATTGAAAAACATTTAGCCTTCCACGAACGTCTCTGCATGCACTGTCGTCAGCACAAGGCCAAAGACGCCGTTTTTATCGAAACGTACGAAACCGATTTTCCAATCATTCATTTCTGCAGTAGCGAATGTATGGCCGCCTATTCACTCGAAGAATTTAGAGCTATTCAAATCTAAAAATAAATGGTCAATTACATGATGGAACCCGAAGAGAGCGCCGAACAACATCGTAATCGCGTCGTCGTCGGCATAGATAACACGCTCTACGCTTCCGTCAGAGACGCGTACGACGGTCGATATCGATGGATCTCTCTCAGTTACAATTAGTTATTTTCGTCGTCGTCCAACAATTTGCGTTTGTACTGAGTGCCGCACGTGTCGTCGTTTTCAATCAGTTTCTTGGATTTCAAAAACAGTTCAATGAGACGACACAATTCAATGCGACTCAGAGCGTGATCTACGGGAAATTTCAGTTTATTTTCAATCAATTTAATCAGCTCGGATTTGTGCCAATTGACGCAGCGACGACCGCTCTTGATTTTACGTCGATCAGCGGCGGCGGCGGCACCACCGCTACAACCATCACCTTTTTTACTACTACTACTCCTACTACTACTTTTATCATTGTCAGTTATCTTGATGCAAAATTCACCGAGATCGCGATTCTCCTGCCCGTAGCATCCGTACTCGTTATTTTCAAACTGTACTTTTCGAGCTTGAAAATAATCGTCCACCACCCGAGTGTCGCACTCGTAACCCGTTCTCTTGTCCACGCAAAACGAATCGCCGCGACGCAAATGGTAGCCCAAACGGTGATCGTCTTCGTACACGCTCGACTTGTAGTGCAACCACACGGTGCGCTGCAGAGCCACGTGCGCTTCGGGTCGCGTGCACCTCAATCGCAACACGTTTTTCAACAACATGCGCTGCAAAAACGTCGGCATATTGATCAAGAAATTCTTGTCGTTCTGAAAACGTTTCACGTCGGCCACGAAATTGCGTCGCAAATACGTGCACATGCTCAACGCCGCCGTCGTGTGCATTGGTTTCGATTCGTATTTACTCAACAAGTAGTCGTAGAAATTGGCTCGCTTTCGGTCGTACAACGTCGTCAAATAGACACCCGTGTCGTCGTAGCGAACGTGAGATGCGTTGCCTCGAGGATTCACCATCACCACGTACGTGTTGACCACGTGCTTGATCAGTTGAACCAATTGCATGCGCGTCACGTCCAGCGGCTGAGTAGCACTTTCGAATTCCGACCACGGAACGCACCAACGACGACGAAACAGGTCACGCAACCACTCGAAATGACGAGTCCATTCTTTGGAACCCGTGTAGAAATGAAGATCGTAGTTGCGCGTGATGGAAAACGCTTCGTCACCTTGCGGCTCTTGGTCGCACGTAAACTTGCACGCTCGATACTGACAATCGCGTTCGCCGTCGTCGCCGCATTCGTTGCGCTCCTTGAACAGATAACAATCGAAAGCCGATTCTTTGACCAATTGAACAATCTTATTGATTTGAAAATCTTTTTGTTCGCTAATGTTGTACATGATGAGATCGATGCTGGGAAAAGTGCGCGCCACGGCCGCGTACTGGTATATGTGAACCACCGGTCGCAAACCCATAGCGATTAAATCGTGATGACTGTTGCGCCAACCTCGAGCTATAACTTGCGACGTTTCGCCGTAATTCCAGTGCGGCGTCAAAATGTGCTCGTGAATGACGTTGCGCAAAGTGAAACCTTCGGTGATGACGCGACTGCCTAGCAAAGCGTTGATGATTTCGCCTCGGGCGTTCTCGGCGCTGTTGAACAGACCGAGCAAGTGCTGTTTTTTGGCTTCGCTGATGCACGACGTCAGAACAATGTACGAACGACGATGACGCGGCGACGACGACCAACCTCGCTGATCCAACAATTTGGCCAACATCAACAGTCCCGAACCTTGAATCAGATCGCTGTACACCATACTCAGTTCACCTTTGGCGCTAGCCTCTTCCAATCGATCGATGACGAAAGCGTACTTGCAACTATAGTCGGCCAATTTGGACAGAGCCACGGCTTTGGCCTGTTTTCCGCATTTGCCCTCGGCGTCGACGTACAGCGACGTTTGGCGCGTGTTGTTGTACACGTTGACGTGCTGAGCGTCCATGCGCCAAGCGCGTTCGTACGCCGCGTTCTGTTCCTCGCGCATCGGTAGACACACCAATTTAAAGTGCGTTAACGGAGCCACCACTTTACCCATGTACACTTTGGGCACGTCGACGTTGACCGATTTGACAAAGGACACGCGTCGTCTCAAATACGATTTCAACAGCTCTCCGTTTTTGACGTGATGCGATTCGTCGAAAAATGTCGTCGTGAACGCGTTGCCCACCGGCATTTGGTGATCCAGAGGTAAAATCAGATTCATGATGCCAGCCAATTCATCGGGTCCGTCTTTCATCGGCGTGCCCGTCAACAAGACGATTTTACGATGCTGCAACACGTGCAGTAGGCGATGAATTTCGTTGTAGATTTTCAAATGAGTGTTGTGCTCGTTGTCGCGAATGTTGTGCGCCTCGTCGATGATGATGATGTGCGAATCGAAACGTTGCATCAACACCTTGTCGGGTAAATCTTTGATCATTTTAGCCAGAATTTCAAACGTGAAAAACGTGTACGTCTGGTGGATTTTTTTGCGCTGGCGACTGCGAAAGAGTTTCTCGTTGAACTCGCCGTCGGCCGAAGTGGCCGGCGCGATTTTGTACTTGTCGTCGGTGCATTTTTCGGCGATTTCGTTGACGAAATTGTTGATCAAACCTTGACCTCGAGCGATGACGATGACGCCACGATACTCGTGCGGATGCAACGTCAACAGTCGTTCGGCGATGCGAATACTCGTGCACGTCTTGCCGGCTCCCATTTCGTGAAAGAGCAACAGTTCATCCGTTTCATTGTAGACGTTGCCGAACCAAGTGGCCAAAAATGATTGATGCTTGTAAATGTCTCGACTCGTTTTCGTCTCTTGAAATTCTTTATAGAAATACACGGATTTCCTGTAGTCGGCTATGAAATTTTCATACTCCATTTTATTACACACATGCTAAATTTTCCAAGGTAAAAAAAACTTGGAAAATACACAACATAAAATACCTTTTTTAAAAAAAACAAAATTTTAACCTTGAACGAAAATAGGTTTCAACCATTGACGGATTTCGGCCTTGACTTCTTCAGACATGGTCGATCGGGTCGTCGTAGTTGGCACGTAGATGGATTCCGTGGCGTTGTTGAACGCTTCCAGTGCTTCGTCGTAGTCGCCGCCAACGTCGACAAATTCGGCACCGCTCGCAGAAATTGCTACTGGTGGTGCTTCGGCGGCTGCTACTTCTGGTACTACTACTTCCGCTGATTGGTGTTGTCGGTGACGATGACGAGGCGTTCGATCGGTCGTCGATTTACGAGCGCACCGCGTTTCGTACCTTTCCTGATACTTCCAAATCTTTTCGCTCGATTCTTGCAACAAAGCCAACGTGGCGTCGTACTTGCTCACCGTTTTTCCAAACAGTTTCAACGTGTTCTCAAACATGCTGCCCAAATCGGCCACTTGGTTTTGCATCAACATTTCGTGATCCAATATTTTAGCCGTAATGAAATTTTCGAAATATTGAACCCATTCGCCGACATCGGTATAGACGCTCTTGACGAGTTTCATGTGGAAAGCGTCCAGTTTTTCTTGAATAATCACTTTGAGCGCATCCTGGTGTCCCAAGTGTTGCGTCGAAACGGCTGCCAGTGCTGCCATTTGATGATTTTGAATATTTCGAGGAATAGCTCCGTGAACAACACCAAACGCAAAGACAACAAGTGCTAGCTGTTGAATCATTTTACGAATCTTGGAGATACGATAATTTTTATCTCTAACCGAGTGAATTTTTTTCTCAATTCGCGCACGGCATCTCAAGCGTGGCTGTAGTGATAATAAAAAACATGCGATTCGTTCGTTTCAAATGCGGAGTGGAAACGGTGCTGCGACGCGACTACAAGACCGTACCACGACCCATCGGCGACGACATGTGCGCCACCCGGTTATTGCTCAATTTAAAGAATTTACTCGTTGTGCGCGGCACGTCACCCGACGACACCATGATCGGTCCTCTAGAGTATTTCGGTCGCGTCGATCCCTACCGCCACCCGTTGACGTCAGTGGATACATTGCCCATAGTGCGACCCGAATGCGTCACGTGCCTCAACGTCCAGTGGCTCAGCGCTTCATTGGGCAACGTTGACGACAGTCTTTTTCCCAATGCCGGAAAGCTCGTGTTGAACAACAGCGATCTAGTCGTACCCGTTACCGACCGGCCGGGAAACTACATCGACTACAATGTGCGTCTCGTCGAATCGTCGCGCGTCACGTACGACACGCAAAACAACCAGAAAACCATGTTTTCGGTTCGCTACCATTTCGCTGAAAACTATTACGACTACGCCATGACCAAAGAGGGAGTCTTTCTCGAACGACATCCCTTCATACAAGCCATGAGTCCCGTTGATAAACATGCCAAAGGTTTCGTCATGGCGGCGCGCATGCGTGATCAACATATTGACATTATCGGCATACGCATCCCGTTGGGTTACACGCTACTCGTCGATTCGCTAGCCATTCACGGCGATAGCACGCTCGTCGGTGACTATCGTATGGAAATGACGGCCGATCACGTGGAAATGAGTAAAGCCGACACCGTCTTTTTGAAAACGGTCCAAGGACGGAACGTCGGCGTCAATAACGTCGACAAAGTAAGCGTTCCACCACCCGTCAAACATACAGTTAAAAATCGTGTATTCAATCCAGTGTGGTAACAAAAAAGTTTCATTTAGTATGTGATGCCTTACCCAGTACACACACACACCAAATGAAACTACAAACACTACAGAAATATATACGACTACACAGACACTATTTATACGTATATTTAATTAAAATGAAACGGGATCTTTAAAAAGACATTTATACATGCGAGACGTGACGTGAAGCATTCTACACTTGTTTCTAGTGTTGCGAGTCATCAGATTCCACGGGCAATCGTCGTCACGGCTCCAATCGTCGGGCATAGGGCAATTGTGACGTCTCAAATAGCGAACGCTGACCAAATCGTCATTGTAGGCGCAAACGCGCATCGTTTCCGCATTCCACGGGCACCCGCGCGAACGCAAGTAGTGCAACACGTCGACGCGACGCGCTTGAGCCGCGCAATACGTCACAAAAGGATCCATCGCACATCCGTGATCGATACAGTACTCTAGACAGTCGATGAATCCGCCATGTGCCGCGGCCGCCATCACGAAATGATTCCATTCGCAACCGCGTTGGTGCAAATATTTCAAACAATCGAGACGACCCGTCGACGCCGCCGCTCGCGCGCACGTCCAATCCCACGGCTGACGCAAACACGCCACGTGACCTAAAAAAGCCGCCGTTTCGCAATCGTCGCAACACACTACCGTCGCCACCACGTCTAACGCCCCTTCCGCAATGGTGTCAATCAAATACGTTGTCGCTATCTGTGTCATCGTCGTTGCTATCGTAACTGATACAAATGATGTTTAAACAATCACGAGGATGCGGAAAATCAATCTCGCATGTACCGCCAATAGGTGTCAGCGATTCAGGAAAATAAAGTCGAGACCACAACGATTCGTCTATCCAATCGACGTAGACTACAACGAGAACCGTGTCCACAGGTAAGCGAATGAATTTCAAACGAAGACAATGTTTTTCGTAGACGCGAGTTTGCGTTCCCACTCGTACCGTACACTTTCCAAACACCACCACGTGATTGTGTTGACGACAATCGACCACACTTCCTCGACTGTCACTCTCGATAAACACGTCCATGATCTAATCTTCTTCTTCTTCGTAGTCGGTCGTCACGTAACTACTGTCGCTATCGCTGCTGCTGCTGCTGCTGCTAATGCTAAACGTCACGTCGTCAAATTCTTCTTCGACGGGAATAAATTTCGAATACGGCCACGGGACGGCCACGCTGTGATCGGCCAAAACAAAAGAACTCAACGTTTGCAGAGAAGGCACGTGGACGTGGTAGTGTTCGCGCCAAACGCTATCGTTGATGTATTTTTTGAAAACGGCCACCAACACCGTGTGACGTTCAATGGGAATGACGGCGCGCGTCTTCACTTGATAATGCTGAATTTCGTAAATCGTGCCAATTCTCACCAGACAAGAACCTTCAATTTGCAAGGGTTTCGTCACGTTTTTCAACACGACGCAATTCGTCGTGTAATATATAGAATTTATAAATACCATTTCTCACAGAGTCTCAATTTGTTCGTCGCAATAAAATAAGTTTTCGAAAAAATTCACCACCAATTGTCGAGTTCGATGACGCAATACAGCGGGAAAAATTGTCTTGATCTTGCCACGTTTCTCTAAATCGAGAGCGCACAACGTTTCCAAAGTTAGAGGATTTTCATACTTCAATTCGATCAGCGGAAATTCTTGACGAAATAATGTTTCAAAATTGCCAGAGGCGTTGTCGTCACTCTCCAAAAAAACAAAGAGGAAAACGATATTGACCAAATCGGCCGTCAATTGACGATAGGCAATTTCACGATCGGCGACTGGCATAGACAATTGACGAACTCGACCTTCACACGTGACATACTTTACCAGGACATCAACGTCGGGTAAAACCAGTTGGTCAACACGTTCGTCAACCATCAGCACCTCGGGAGCAATGATACGGTCACGGCCGTCTCTATTAGTAGTAGTGGTGGTGGTGGTGGCGCTGCTGCTGCTGTCTCCCGTTTTTTTGCCTGAACCCATTTTCTCTTTTTGACTACGAAAACAAGCGGAGCGTACTCAAATCCGACGACGCCACGCTGGCGCCCAAACACGATTGACGGGTCGCCACACGACCCGACGAACGACTACGTCGCCGCGAGGTGGTGGTGGTGGTGGTGGTGGTGACGGCCAAATATCGGGCGCTGGCTGCGGAGAGGCGGCCGCTGGAACGATGGGATCCACGCCCGGTATCGGCCGGCTGACTAGTTTTTTGACACGGCACCCACGACCGATTCCACCCACGACGTGAAAAACGACACGCGCGTATAGTACGACGGCGGACGACACGGGTTGGTGCCGAAAGACACGATGCCCACTTGAGTCGCTCGTCCGTTGAGCATGACGATCAGAGGACCACCGCTGTCGCCGAAACACGTCGTCGTATTCGTTCCCCCTCCGGCGGCAAACTGTTCTTCAGGTTTTATCGGGATGGTGGCCGTCATTTCGCGAACTTCCGCTTCTTGCATGATGGTCGCCGAACTGCCTCTGTCGCCTGTCACCGACCCCCAACCCATGGCCGTGATGACCATCGGTTTCAAATCCATCGTCGCGTTGGCCGGCAAACACACGGGTTTGACGAATTGCGTAAACTCGAACGGACGATCGACTTCCAGTAGAGCGATATCGCCGCGGAAATTGTCGCCTTGATTCCACGTCGGATGATTGACGACGCGTTTAACGGTTCGCGTTTGCCTTTGCGGTTCTTGCACGGCTCGATTGAAAACACCGGCAGCGATTTGAGCTCCGACGGCTATATTGCAGTGAGCCGCCGTCAAGATCCACGACGGAGCAATCACGCTTCCTCCGCAGCCACCGAGTGATGCCATCCAGGGAAATTTACCGGCGAACGAATCCTTGCCGTTGACGACGTACGATTGCACGCCGCTCTGCGTGCCCACGTTGCCGCAACCACCTGTGGGTCTAGGTTGCGGACCCGGACCAGGACTAGGACCCGGACCAGGACTAGGGCCAGGTCGCGGCGGTTTCGCACCTCCCGAAGTCGGTGATCGAGACAAGACTACACCGCCAACCACGCCCAAAATGACAAATACCAAAAATATAATCCAAAAATCTCGTTGTTCCATTACTGTAGCACTCTTTATATTATTGTTGAATACCAGTGGTTTCTTTAATCCATTGTAAATAGTGAGATACCCGAACGAAACCACCCGCACCTTTCGTACAAGGATCCGTCGCGAACGACATGATGCCGACAATGTGCCAATTTTCGCCCTGTTGCAACATGAGCGGTCCACCGCTGTCGCCGAAACAGATACGACCGCCCGTCGGATTGCTGGCGCACAATTGTTGAGCCGGATTGATGTTGAATTCGGTGCACGGTGCCACTTCTTGCAGCAAGACGTCTTGCAGTTTGGTCGCTCGCGTAGCGGGAAACGCTTCGGGACGCGTGTTACCCCAGCCGGCGGCGTATAAATTTTTGCCTTGGGTCACCATATTGGGCGTGGGCAGACAGATGGGTTGCTTGTAGCCGTCGAACACGATGGGCGCCGGCAATTCGATGAGAGCGATATCGTTTTTGAGTGTGGTTTTCTCGTACTGAGGATGAATGACGACGCGTTTGGCTTTGACCAAAATGCGTTGATTCTCGTTTTTAGACGTGTCGAACGCGCCAAACAACAAATCTAAATCGTTAGAATCGGCGTCGGAGATACAATGCGCCGCCGTCAGCACCCACCTGTTGGAAATCAAGGTCGCGCCGCAATTAAACAGATTCACCATCCACGGCCATTTGCCGGCGTAAGCGTCAGTTCCCGCGACGATTTGCGGGTCGAACGTTGTAATCAATCGTCGTCCGCACAATTTCGATGGCGGAACCGGTGGATTTGGACCAGGACCAGGACCCGGACCAGGACCCGGACCTGGACTTGGATTGGGTGGACGAGTGCCGCCACCGGATGTTTGTCGACGCGACACGTAGACGAGAACGCCGACGATCGGCGCCACCACCACGAATAAGACGAGGAAAAAAATGCCTATATTTCTATTGCGACGATCTCTGTCGTCGTCTTCATTACTACCATTTATTTTTAGTTAGAACCTTGAATTATGAGCAGCGTCGCGACGTACATGATAACCGTGACGGTAGCCAAATAGAGAACGTTATTGTCCTGTAGCGCTGGTATCGTTCGTTCGAGCGTTCGACGCGTAAACGGTAGCGATACCAGAGCGAAAACCGTCGCGACGAAAATAGCCGATTTCCACGCGGGCATTTTTTTAGTAGAAGAAGCTTCAACGTAGTCAGCCATTCTTTATTATTTATTGTTCTTTAAATATTCGTCGTATAAATAAACATGTATGCTGCTCAAAATATACAAGAAGATTTGACGATTAAACAGGGTCGTTATTTTTGGCTTTTCGTGGCTCTCGTCAGCGTCTTCCTCATCTACTTCATGGTGGACTGTTTCAACCTCTTTGGTGGTGAAGTTGACGAAGGTGATTGCGGTTGCGATGGCACGCTAGGATCGTCAGTGCTTTTGTCAACCTCCTAATTATAAACAGCATGTATCACGGTGACAGATCTATTCGTTTTTATAATCTCATTTATGATTTGTTTTCTCGAGCGAAACTCAAGAAAGAATTTATCGAACTCTGTTTGACCGAGGAACGTATGGCCAAATTCGGTAACGCCTTCACCAGCGTCAACTACGACAAGGCCAACAATTACGAGTACCACGAACAGATTGGCGATTCGACCGTCAACAAGTTCATCGTGTCCTACATGTACAATCGTTTCCCGCAATTGCGCACCAGCGACGGCGTCAACATTGTCGCTCGACTCAAGATCAAGTACGGTTCCAAAGGTCAGCTCAACATCATTTCGGAGAAGCTCGGATTCTGGAACTACATTTCCACAGAGAATGAAGAAAGAATTAAACGTAAAAAAAATCTACTAGAAGATGTATTCGAAGCCTTTTTTGGCTGTTTCGAAGAGGTCATCAACGAAACCATTTACGAAATTAAAGGTGTATGGTTCAACGGAGCCGGATACGATTTGTGCTACCGATTGTTGTCCTCCATATTCGATGAATTGTCCATTTCTATCAAATATGAAGCACTCGTTGACGGCAAAACGCGACTCAAAGAGTTGTTTGACGAACAGCGCCAGCATTTGCAGCAGTTGCGCTACGAGGACTCGCGTTCGGCCGACAACAACATGTTCGTCAGTCGAGCCTACAACAAGAACCAATTGCTAGGCGTCGGTACGAGTAACAAGAAAAAAGAAGCCCAAGAAAAAGCTGCCGACGAAGCGCTCATCACTCTGGCCAAATTGGGATTCGTCAAAGACGTCCCTCAACAGTACAGAAATTTAACTTAATTTGTGTGTGTGTTTTCAAGATTTCCAATACAACAAAATATTGAAAACAAATTTATACCGTTGTTTGATTGGTCGCCGGCAGCGGCGGCGGCGGACGATAGTGATATGAAATGCGGTCGCATGAAACGGAAACGACCCGCGTTTCACCGCCCATCGTGACGCTGACCTTGTGAGCCGACCCGTTCCAAAAGAGAAACGGATCGATGGGTACCGAAAAATAGGGCTTTTGTCGATTGTGATGACGTTGTAGTAGTTCCAGTAATTCAATAGCCGCCGTTCTTTTGGCTTCCTGTTTACTGCGACCCGTGTGTTCGCGAGTCACCATCTCGTCCACTTGCAACCTACACGTAAACAGGGGTTGATGATGTGTCGACGCTATCGGCGAGATCGCGATGGAAAATGTAGTGTTGACTTGGAACCCATGTTTCATGGCCAAATCGTTCAACTGGATTAACGCATTCTTCGACTGTGACATTTATCGTATTCCTTTTGTCTTCGGGTCGCAGAGTCAATTTTTTTCTGACCTCGTACTTCACCTGTCGTGGTAACGTAAAAGGTATATACATTTATTATAAACACATGTCTTACACCGGATTCAAGAAACAGACAAGCACGCGCGACTCGTACACGACCGACCAAGCGTGTTCTTTCGGTACATGCAGTATCTCGACAGAACAATTGCCATGCAACAAAACGGGCGGCATCGAAGACGAAACCACGTCGTTCGAATCGTGCGTCGGTGGATTCTGCCCTCAACGACGCGTTTGCGTGCCTCCCGATCGTAAAGAATGCGACGTCGGGCTCAATGACGGTCGCGTAGATCCATTGAGCTCTGTCGAATGGCAAGTCAAAGCTCCCAATCTCGTTTGCAAATACGATATCGATGAAATGAATAGCATCAACGTCATTGACAATTACAAACGTTTATTCGGTGACAATGACAATTACAAACTCATGATGGAACGACTGTGCGGCAGCGAAGCGACACTGTGCGCTCTGGATCCTCTAAGCGGTAAACCTTTTGAAAAGTGCAGCAACATCAACAGCACGACGCAGGTGGGAGACGAGTGTCGCCTGTTTTACAACACTCAAACGGCCGACATCAAGGACACGATCGTGCAAAACTATTGCGTCAAACATCCCAACAATCCCGATTGCAAATGCGTCGAACGATCCACCGATCCCAATTATCGCAACGTCAAACCCCATATTCCCTTCAATGACGGGTGCTGGTATCCGGCGTGCGCCACGGCACCCTATTTGAAAACTCAAGACGTCAAAAACGCCACGTGCCCATCTGACGTCTGCCAAATCGTTTTCGACAATTTAAACAATAATAATGTCAACATTTCAGACAATAAGAACGCCATCAATTGCAAATTTGAAGCTCCACCTCAGCCGCCGCCGCCGCCTCGTCCGTCGCCAGGTCCGTCGCCGCTGCCTAGACCGAATCCTCCTCCATCGTCGCCCGTCAACATCACCGCCGTCGTCATCATCGGTATCGCCGTCTTTGTCGTCGTCATCGCTCTAATCGCCGCCGGCGCCGGACAACGACAACGCTAGGCGACACACAACGCTAGGCGACACACAACGCTAGGCGTCGTCTTGACCAATCGAAGCCACGTAGTGTTGTAAACTTTGCGGCAATGATGATGTATCGAGACTATTGGCACGGATACAAATGGCGCTCCGTAACTTTAATTCCAGTGGAAAGGGTTTAAATCGTAAATCCCATTCGAATTTTTTTATCGACATCCAATTGTCCAGATAAACCATTAGTAGAATAACAGTTGGATCAAGGTTGATAGTTACACTGGCTTCAAATGTAAACCCCATATAGGATTTGCCAAAAATGAATCCAGATTTCGTTCTGCCACTGGCGAATCCGACTTTTATGCGACAACTAATAGATTCCCAATAATTGTAAGATGAATACGCAATCCTAATCTTAGGTGTCAGCTCGTGACGTTCCAAGTAAATGACTTCATTGCCAATGTTACACGTTGTACGACGACCGTTGATAACTATAAAAGAGTTCATCATTCGACGCACACACACACACACACGCCGTAACAACTCCTACAGTCAACTGTGGGCGACCAAACGTCAGGCAATCGAGTGTTGTAAACTTTTTTTATTGTGTGAAATACCAATGTCTATTTTTAAGGGAGGGTGAGGTTGGTTCGGGTTGTACAATCAGGTGGGATATACTAAAACTAGTAGACATTGGTATTTTTTTTGTATTTATTTCTTGACACCATTGTATTGAGGTTTATCTTTCTGGTAGGCTATTTTGAAGACGCGAGCTGGATAGTCGTACGCGTTGATGATGCGCGTCACGTCGGCCAACGTGATTCGTTTGTGAACCGGGTGGTGACGTTTCGTTTCCACGTAGTATTGCTGAATTTTCAACAAGAGACCGTGCCGCTCCTGGCTGACGTGCACGTAGTTTTTCATGATGTATCGATTCTTGTAGGCCAGCAGCAATTCGGCCGCGATGACGGGAATTCGCAATTCGAACCAATCGGCGATCGGGGCGCTGTCGGGATACAATTCCAAATACTTGCGTCGTTTATCGGCATCGCGACGAGCGATGCAATAGCAAAAGGCTCGACACGAAATGTTGTTGCGCACGCTGGCATAGTCGGCGTAGGCGGAATTCAAAACGCGATACTGGACGCGGTAGTCGTCGGAAAACAAGAGTACGCCTTGTTTTTCGAACGGATTGATGGCACTCACGGCTCGCACGAGATCGACGACCGTATCAAAACGAATCGTTTCGTTGATGGGAATGAATCCAATGGCTTCGTGGACTTTGAGCCGCTGATCGCGCTCGTCCGTCACCAACACCAAATAGATGCTCTCTTTTTGCAATTCGGGTCGAACGACGATACGATTATCGGCGTTGTTGATCAAGATGAAATGGTAGCGACGCGTCGTTTGCAATTGGTCGAGAAAGTCTTCGTACGATGAGAAACCGTAATCTTTCTGCAAAGCTTCGACAAACAGGTGACCGAACGACGTTTTGCTGGCCCAACGCGATTTGAAAGCGTTCAGTTTGCGATGCGTCGTCATGAGCCATTTGCCGTCGACGTACAGAAATTTTACGATCGTTCCCTCGTACGACCACGAAATCTTAAAGTCGGCCAGATTGATTTTGTCCAGACGCGTCACATTGTCGCATGTCATTTCTTCCGTGAAAGGAAATCCTCGATAGATCAATTGACGTCCCTTGAAAATGTAGCCGCGAATGAGACACTCGAATTCCGATTGAGGAGAAGAAGAACAATACACTTGATACGTGCCATCGTCGTCCGTCATGGCAATTTGATGACGCTTGATTTCATCCAAAAGAGCACCATCGTCTGCTTCAGCGTTGGTAGCGGTGGACACTACGGTAGCGGCAACGGGTGCCGACAAACACAATTCACTCAACTTCATAAGATACTCCATAATGTTTGCGAGTTTTACGTTGGCAAGAACGCTTCTTTAAACCTAATTTTGTTTAAAATAGAAACTCAATTTTTTAACTTCCATAATAAAACCATGAATAGTAGTGATATTGTAACTCTGATTCGATCCGATTGGGATATAGCGCAACTCGATCGCTACGATGCCCAATCCCTAATGTACAACGTCAGCCAGGAACAGTCGATGCGACTGGCTCCGACGCCGACCATGCCGCCCAAACCCGTCACCTACAAGGACGAAATCGTGCATATGGTTCTACCGCCCACTCAAAACTTTTCACTCCAATAAAGATGAACTACATATTTTTGGCTCTATCGACCACAGTCGTCTTGCTATTTTCATTCGTGTTCTACAAAACGCGCGACTCGCCGACCAGCGTTTCCCCAGCCGTGTCGTCGCCGACCTCCAGTATCTACGTCGTCAGCAACAGAAAGCCCCAATCTCAATCGGCAGTGCCGGCAGACCAGTCCATCTGTTTGGGCGGCTGTTCGTGGATGGACGGCTACGCGGCCGGTCCGCAACCCGTTGTCGATCCCTACGGTGTGGAGGAAAACGGCAGCACGTTGCCGCACGACATGCAATCGCTCGACACGATGAACACCATGCCTTTCGACTACAACGGTATGGCTCAACCGCAATCGGCGTTCGTTCAACCGGCGGAAATCACACCGACCCCCGATCCCGTTGTCGATCTTATACCTCAAGAAATTATTTACTAAAACAAACAAACGCGCGGCACTCCGAGAGATGAAAATCAAAAACGTCGATCACGTCGCTCTGCTCAGCCGTTGCACCACTCGCAGCCAACAAGTTTACGTCGAAAAGTACATCTTGTCGTCGTCGGCGTCGTTACCGAAAAATGTTCATCAAACTATCGATTCATTGCGTCAGGAAAACGAAGACATTCGCGACACGAATCGATCGTGCGTCAAGCAATACATTCTCGAACGCTTCGTCATGAAGTGTCCCTACGACAAGAAACAATTTTACCTCATCATCAATAATGCCATCATTTTCAAACTGATTCAAATCAAAGACTTGCAGCAGATGGTGCAAGTTTTAGATAGCGATAGTAGCGTATCGTGTGATGAGATGCTAAAGGGACATCAAGCCATGTCGAAAATAATTCTTGAACTCTCCAAATCACGTCCCACTCGTGACGCAGAGCCAAATAACCCAAAGTAAAGTAGATGGCGTTTTTTGAGGCGTAGTCGGGCATGCCTTTGAAACGTTCGATAATGTACGGTATGTCGTCGTAGCTGATGAGATCCACGCGTTCGGCTTCGAAATCCAAAACTTTTTTCAAAATCTGATTGAGTGTCTGTAGACTGGCGTTGAGATAGATTTCCGTCGTCAAACTTTGGTAGTTGACGTCGTCGGTCGTGCAAAATTTACTGTAATCGCACATTTATTCACACACGCACACAGTCTTATTTTACATATCCTAAAAAAGATATATAAAATTATTATTTCAAATTTAATCCCGATTGAATGTAGCCGATGATGGCTTTTTTGTAGTCGGCGGTGACATCCAATCGGAACCAGGCAATGACTCGCGTCAATTGTTCCAGAGTGAGACGCGACAGGTAGGCGTCGGTGATTTGACGACGCGAAACGAAATATTTTTTCAAAAAAAGTTGGTCGCCGAACGCTTCGGCCGACGACGGGTACGACATAAAATAATCGATATAATTCATTTTCATGGCTTTCGGAAGGAAATCTATTTCTCGCCAACCGTGATACATGGCGATCTCTTTGAGAAACGTCAACGGTTTTCGCATCCACCACGAACGAGAAAAACTGCTAAACGAAAGCGACGAGTCGCTCTCCAGCAGATGAACAAACGCGTCCACGTCTTCGTTCATGGCTTCCAATTTTCGAGGCAACGATTCATCGTACAACCCACGACAACACGACGTCTTGTCGACGCATCGCCAATAGTATCTGCCGTGAGAATTGGCCACGCTATCATAGCGTCGACCGTCGTAGCCGACCATGATTTGGTTCCTGAAATCGGAAGCCAGCAAAGGCGGTTGATGGCGAGTCATGACGTAATCTTCCATTGTGTAATTACCCGTTAAAACGCAGACACGTGACACGAAAACAATTTCAAGAGAACCATTCATCATACAAACTATCATAAACTAGATTAATTAATTTCAACATGTCTAAAATACATTTTGAAATTAAAAGTTTTTTTAAAGTGTATAATCGTGATCGATAGTTTCGGTGGTCGTCGTAGTGCTTTCGGTCGTACTATCTTCAGGAGTACTCTCTGTCGTCGACGTAGTAGTACTGCTAGTCGTGGGAGGTTCAACAGTCGTCGTTGTTGTAGGCGTAGTGGTTGTAGACGTCGTTGTTGTAGGCGTAGTGGTTGTAGACGTAGTAGTGGTTGCAGGCGTAGTGGTTGTAGACGTAGTGGGACGCCTGTGCGTGGTTGGTTCGGGAGCTTCCGGGGGGAACGGTTGCAGGCTAATGTGAACGAAACCTTTGCGCGTCAAATTGAGCACTTGCGTAAACCATTCGGGAACGTCGTCGTTGCTGGTCTTGTTGCGATGCTGCTGATGATGATGATGCTGTTTCAATTTACTCACGTCGCGTACCAACTGAGCGGTCGCGTCGTCCATCGTCACCGTCACGTAGACGTAGTATCCCAAAAGACTCAACACCATCAACAAACAGAGCACTTTGGTAGCCGTTAGAAAGAGCGCGTAGCGACGCGACGCTCGAGACTCTGGCGGAGCATGCTTTTTAGTCGTCAACGGCTTGTAAACTTCTTCGTGTCCGGATTCGATATCCATATTTTTCTCTGTTTATTTACTAGGTAATTGTATCCAATTTAGCTAGCAATTTTTTTCCGCTTATTCGGGAATAATAGTGCGACGCACGTACGTCACCACTTGATCTTTACCCGTGTAGGCGTCCGTCATGCGCGTGTAGCCTCCCTTGACCAATCGTTCGGGTGCCACCTGGCTGGGTGTACCGTAGCCACCGAAAACGGGAACAATGTAAACATCTTTGGCGTCCATATTTCTTTTTATTCTATACTTTATCATAATTCTATAAACCACAATAATTCGATTCGAACGGTACTCGTGGATCGTAGTAGCCCAACGTCTCAGCGCGTTTTAAAAGCGCCGCGTTGATGGCGTTAAATTTCTCCGTGTGATGCAATTCGTCGCAAATGACGTGCGCCACCTCGTGACACAGGACGTACATTAAACTGTTCCACGAATAGAATTCATTGGGGTTTTTACGTAAACAGACGACGATACGTTTCTTATTCTCCGTGTACGATCGACTACCCTCCTCCATGGTAAACTCGTTGTACACGTCGCGACCGTTCAACATGGCCGTCAAGTAGTCACCACCACCACCACCACTACTAGTACTACTTAAAATGTCGCGCATGGCTTCACTCAATCGATGCAACAACGAGACGGCCGAAGGTGAATTGATGACGTACGACTCGCGAACGCGTCGTCGCTGCTTAGCAATAATGACTACAACTAGACCAATCGTTAGAAATAACAAGACGAGAAAAAGGACTTGTGGTCTTCTCATTTATTGAACCCATTGATGTTGACACATACTACATTTAGCAAAAACGGTCATCGGTTCGTCGCCACTGCGCGTCTGACGACTGTAGGCCGTGATTTTTTTCGATTTACACTTGTGACAAATGAGAACACCTTCTTCGACATCGTGAGGCGACACGATATACTTTTCGAATTCTTGTTCCTTTTTCTTGTACTCGTCGAAAACGGGGAGATTCCAAACGTCGTCGTCCGTCACGGGCACACCGAAAATCATTTCGTACAAGACGCGTTTATTGGGAGCCGAGCAACCGTAGTGACGATTCAATTGCTCGAGCGAAAAACTCGCATCAAAGGCAGCCATCCGCGTTGCTTTTTCTTGCCGACAAAACGAGACACGGCCTCTTCGAACGTCAACGACAGTTCCACACACTCGTACAGATCCACGTCGTCAAGAGTCAAATCGTTGAGCTCAACTCGATTGACGACCGCGTCCACGCCCGCGTCCCAAAAACTCACAAAATCGAAAAGCGTCGGAAAGAGTTTCTCGATTTTTTCGCGAACGCGTCCCTGCTCCGCTTCCAAATCTGTCCACTGGTGATTGATGACATCGGCCAGACTGCCCACGATTTTTATGATGTTCTTGTAGTGCAACGTCGTCCACTCGCGACACACGAATCGATGGAAATCGCCGCGAGACATTCGCGACCAATGCCAATTGGTGTAGCGCGATTCGTAGAGCGCGTTCAACAGCTCGTCGCGCGTCTGTTTGACGTACACTTGACCGTCGACCGTTTTCGAAAAGGGACACCACGTCGAATTGTACACCCAATGCGTGATGGTGGCATTGTCGACACAAAAAGGCCAATAGGCGGCATCGGCTTTGGCGAACAAGAGTTTGAAATAGTGACGCACATCGCATTCGTCGTGCACTTGGAAAACGAAAAAACGATCGGCGTAGCGACGATTGCGAATCACTTGACAAATGTTTTCCACCGATAAATTGGGCAATCCGACGTGAGGGGCGTGAAGCCATTTGCGGTACTGACACAGCGAGTAGAGCAATTTACCGGGCACCAGCAACAATTGTTCGCGATTACTCAGCGACACGTGCGTCAATTGCAAGTTGGGATTGTTCATGATGACGCGTACTTCTTTCAATTGTTGTTCCATCTTGTACCATTCGTGCTCGGCGACGGTGGTGACGAGTTGATGAGGGGTCGGCAAAAGTTGCGCCGTTCGCAAACGTTCCATTTCGTTGAATTCGAAGCGAACGCGAGTGCACGCGTGCTTCTTGATGTCTTTGATCGAGTGGCCGACATAGTCGCACAATTTGCAACAGAAAAGAATCGATCGAGCCGTGCGACAGGGGGCGCGACGAAAATGTTTCTTAAACTCCCCGTCGTTGGCGCTACTAAACATACAGAAATCGCAAAACATGTTTCCACTTTTTAAGGTTATCTGCCGTACTTTTGGCCTCGGTTATTTTTCATATTTTTAATCGTCAAAGTGACGAGGAGAACGAGAACACCGCCGAGAGCGAAATAGAGCACCTTTTCCGACGTGGCGGCCCGCGTCGCGCATTTGACGCAATCCGCTTGGCTCTTGACCACATTCGAAGGAGCGTACATGGTGGGGGGTGTAGCGATTGTTGCCGCCGCTGGCATTATTCGCTGCTGCTGTTGCTGGAGCACGCGTTCCAACAAACGTTCCAAACGGTCCAGCCTATCTGCCGTGTTGTCGTTGTGCAAAATTTTGTAAATTGGAGTCTTATTCATTTTTATCTTTAAAAAATTCACTCCAAGAAAAATAATATATTTATCACACACGATATAAATAAATTATGGGCCATTTCCATCACTACAATTTCGATATTGGTAATGGAAATTGTCAGAGAACCGAGCTGTGCGACACGCTCGTCATCGGCGGCGGAGGATTCAAGGGCGTCCAGTATTTGGGCGGCTTGCACTACTTGAAAGAGCACGGCCATTTGGAACGCATCACGACGTATTGCGGTACGAGCGTCGGTAGCATCATTTGTTTGCTGTTCCTGTGCGGTCACACGCCGTCGCAACAGTACGATCTGTTGCCGTTGAAAAAGATTTTCCAGTTTAGCACGCGGCCGCCGTACGTGCACAGTCTACTGCCCACCGTTATGCCCACCTATCTCGATGTTCAAGTCACGTTCGAGCAACTATTCAAAAAAACTGGCAAGTTTTTTTTTGTCATTGCCTTCAACGTGACGATGCGGCGACAAGAGATTTTCAGCGTCATCACTACACCCGACTATAGCGTCATTAACGCCGTTCTCTTCAGTTGCGCCATCCCGTTGGGAACGTTGCCGCGCTGCGTCGAAACCCAGCACGTCTACATGGATGGAGGCATCGTCAACAATTTGGCCGTCGATGTGGCTCAAGATTTTGATTTCAGCGAACGAATCATGGCTCTATGTTTTCGACCGCGAACGTTACCGTTGCCGACGACACTTCCGCCACCGGCACCGGGTCTCAAAGAATTGGTCGACATTGTCTTTAGTGTACCGAGTCGTTTGCTCGACAAGTCGCGTCTCGAAGCGTGCTCGAAAATTCATCGTCTCTACGAATTCGAAGCCGACGGAGGCGGAGTGGAATCCATCATTTCGTTGGATCATGAGACGAAAATAAAACTTTTTCAACAAGGATATGATTTGATTAAAACCACGTTATAATAAAATATGGATTACGCTTGCCTAGGATTTTTCATCGCTGCTATGGCTGCAGGAATCGGCCTTTACTATTTTCTCGTTCGACGCTAAAGACGCGCTCAGTCGTTCGCAAAATATTTCACAACATGTGGATGTTAATAATAAATGATTCAAGTTATATTGACACTTTTAATTGCTGTCGGATTGTGCGCCGCGTGGACGAAAAGAAAATCGCCGTCCCTCATTGAAACATTCATGCCGCCCTTGTCGTATCGATTCGAAGAGCCTCCTCCTCGAGCCATGACGACCACGCTCGATTACAACACCACTAGACAACCGGCGGCATCGATGGTGCCTCAACCGGCAAGAATGATGAGCAGCGACATGCTGGTGCGTCCGCGTCGCGCTGAAGCTAGCGATATGTTGGCACCGCCCACCACCAATTTCACCTTGAATTACACTGTGCCTCCCAATCAGACGAGTAACGTGGCACCGCGCGTCGCCGACGTTCCCTACACTTCGGCTCTGCAAGGACCCGTACCCGACACGCAATACTTGGCCGTGGATCCCATGAACCCGTTGGGTTTGAGCCATAGCGGTCAATTGCAGCCAGTCATTTACCCGCGCGCCGTCTACGCCAACAAGATGAGCCGACTCTTTTCTCTCGGTGATCCCATTCGAGGCGATTTGCCTATCGCTCCTCTATCGGGCGACAATTGGTTCAAACCGGCCGTCACGCCGCACATTGATTTGCGCGAAGGAGCCATGACGGTGATGGGCGGTCGACACAACGACACCACCAACGAATTGGGTTTGCTCAAATACCAGTCCACGTACGGTGGACACAACATCAACGCGGGAGCCGAATTTTCACCCGACAACGAAATGGTCATGCAAACGAGCGGCATGATTCCACTCTACAGAGAAATGGTCAACAATGTTGGCGACGTCACTATCGCCACGCGATATTAAACACACACACGCACACACGCACACGCATATACAAAATTCAAAATAACACACATCTTATTTTGAATTTTTTTACGGGTCGGCACGTCGTCGGATCCAGCCGTTGACGGTGAAACGACCGTTTTCGAACGTGTTGGCACCCGTCACGGTGACGGGCAACACTTGATGCATGCGCGACGAATCGAAAACGACGAGACGGTTTCGAAGCGGTTTCACAATAGTGCCATCGTCGATAAAGACCAATTCTCCACCGGTGAACTGATTGGTGTGAAAATAGTAGACGTAGGTGAGTTCGCGTAATTCGCACGGTGTACAATTGTCCGTGTGTTCCAAATAGAAATCACCGTGACCGCTGCGAGTCACTTGACACTCGAAAGCCGAGTCGTCCAAGATGAAATCGGGATGCCATAAATGACGGCACATTTCGGGCAGTAAAGAGATCACTTTATGGTGAAACAGTTGTCGAATAAAAGCCGGTGTCACATTCATCATGGTCGATCGACGATAGTCGACCGCGTTGGTCACAGTGCCCGTTGGAAAGAAATTCTCCTTTTCGTCCGAAACGGCCGCCAACAAATTCAACACGTCGATTTCGTCCAACAAATCGTCGATAATGTAGACGCTGCTGCTGCTGTTTGTCGTCATGGCGGCCTAGTTTTTTTTACAATAATCTACCTTTAATAGAGATAAAATGTTAAATTCTCAAAAAATGTTATTGGTCTTTGGTGGGTTTCTACTCTTTGTAGTGGTGCTTATCTTGTTGAATTCGTCGTCTTCGGGACCGCGACGACCAGCTGAACCTTCTCTACCGGCTCCTGATGGATGGGAAGGTCAAGTGGCGAGAATCACCAACGCCGAAAGATCGAGTCGCGGTCTAGCTCAACTGGTGTTTGACTCCAAATTGGCCGACATTAGCCGCGCGCACAGCGCCGACATGAACAGTCGACGATTTTTCGATCATAACAATCCCAGCGGCGAAACTCCGGGAGATAGGGCTCGTAAAGCCGGCTACCCGTGGGGAGCCATAGGAGAGAATATCGCCGCAGGCTACGGGACACCCGAAGCCGTCATGCGAGGATGGATGAATTCACCGGGTCACCGTAGCAATATTTTGGGCACGTCGTACAAACGAATCGGTGTCGGCGCCGTGCGTAAAAGCGACGGAACACCGATATGGACGCAAATGTTTAGCGATTAGTAGTAGGCAACTCTTTGAGTGCTTGATTCATTTGATACTCTGGATCGTCCCACAACGGATTGAATCGTTCGTTGTTCCATTGGTGCAGGTCGAAAGAACCGAAACGCCACGAACCGTCGACCACGTCGGCTTTACAATAGTAGACGCACTGTTTCCAATCGTTGGACTGGAGAGCGTTGTTCAAAAAGAGACATTGATGGTCGCCCGTGTAGTGGAGCATGAGTTGTTTGAACAAGTCAAACGACGGCACGATGGCGGCGTAGTTGACGTACATGAGCTTGAGCGATTCCAAGTTGGTTTCGCGAAAGAGAAAGACGCCGTCGACGGCCGTGCGCACGTTCAACGGCATGTCCAACGCGAATTGCATGCATATAATGTAAAACATTCTAAAATGACTTCCGTTTTTAAACAAAGTTTTCTGAATTTTCTGTCTAAAAACGCTAGGCTGATCTGCACAATCGTCTAAAATGACGGCCAACCACTTGTCTTCGTCGGCCAATTCCTTGTTGCTAATAACCTTGGATTGACGTGTCAAAGCGTCGGCTAGCACTTGATCGTCGTACTCTTCGTAGACGAAAAGTGGCGGGAAAAATTCCCTATAAAATTCATTGGCACCTTCACTGCCGGACATGGCAATGCCCGTTTTAATGATATCGCTTTTGGCTTTCAGAATCGATTTGAGCAACGTCGATTTACCCGAACCGGGTTTGCCGACAATGATAATTTTCGAACCTCTAGCTTTTCGATCTTTATACGTGTATTGGTTGGGCAAAATACAATCATAATTGGGCAATTTTTCCAACTTTATCACGTCAGACATATTTTATTGTTATATACTTTCAATATTTAAAATGTGAAAAATATTGAAAGTTTACCAACTACTACCAACTACTGTTTTTCTACCATCACTACTACATGTGACTACCAACACAAAGAAAATTAAAAGTCGACTTCTTCTTCGTAGATAATGTTCTCGCCGCCGCCGAAATTCGAGTCGACCACGGTTGGAGTGGGAGAAGGTTCCAGTGACGACAAACTTTTGACGGCCTTTTTCCACCAATTCTTTCCGGCTTGGAAAACTTCCATGTGCTCATCGTTGGCTTCAATCATGACGCTGGGTTTGAAATCGGTAGTGATGCACGCCATCGACGAATTGGGTGGCGTGCCGACGGCTTGCGACTGGAAAATAGGAGCGTAAACAAACAAGCTGGAAAAGTAGAGCTGTTTGTTGTCCGTAGTGTCGTCCAATTTACCGCCAAAAGGCAAGTTCTCCTGGGCCATCATGGTGACAACAAATTTCTCATACATTTTATCAAAGTTATACATAAAATGTCCCATAGCACTCAATTGAATGGGACGAGTGTGCATCGGCTCATTTTTTTCATCGACAAACAAAACTAAATGACGTCTCATACATCTCAAATAAGATACCGGTTTGTGCAGAGGAGCATTCCACAAGCCATCAACATAACCAGTGTTAAGATTTTTACAAAGTAACGGTGACGAACGTAAAATGAGAAGGCGTGGAGCATCCAAAAGAATACCTGGCTTTTCTTCAAAGCCTTTGGTAATGGGGTCGAGTTTTCGAGTTACAAGTTTATGAGGTTTTCCAACAGCCATCAGTTCAGGTTTCCATCCAGAAGACTTCAAATTGTCTTCGCCAATAAAAAGTCCGGCCGGCTTGTTGATGGACTTACACGATGGGATGGTGGTCGATTTGGCATCGGTCAAACCGGCTTTCTCGGCAAATTTATTGGCTAGGGCTGCTTTGCTGTTCATCTTCGAAAGTTAAAAACAAAATCTTCTGTAATTCTGTCCAGGAAATCAAATCGTTTTCACGCAACTTCAGCTCGTCCGCCAACTCAATGGTTGAACCAGACTCGAGTAAGCCGATTATATACTGTTGCATGTAGGCGCGGTTTTGAATGCACTCGAGTTCCAAGTACTTTTCCAATTTCTTGGCATCGTTGCACATGGAGGCGGTACATTGGAGAATGCTACACAACGCCTCGTCGCATTGGAACAAGGTTTTGCGTTCGTGGGTTTGAAGTTGCTTTTCCTTGACGTAGCGGCTGATGAGACTGGTGAGAACGGAACGAGAACACGCCCCGTTGTCGTTGTCGTCGCCAGACACTTGCTTGATGAAAGCGCGCGTGGCGGCCGTGACGGGTCGACTCTTACCCAATCCCGTGTTGGCATTGTTGCGCGTCTTTTTCACCGTTTCGAGCGTTTTCAACATGGACGCAAAGAGCTTGCTAAACTCTTCCAAATCGTGAGCAAACTCTGGCTCCATCTGATAGGTGTTGATGAGCCGTTCCAGTGTCTCTTTGCACGACTTGATGCTCTCGTTGCGCGTCTGCTTCTTTTGACGCACGTGCAACTTTCCTTGACGAACCATCTTTTCTTGAGAAACCATCTTTTCAGTCATTTTTATTGTGGTAATACGTTCTTTTAGCTCGACGTTCAATATATCTGTAAAATTTACAGGTAATCGTGGTGAATCAAATTTATTTGGCTCCTAAAAAGAATCAACCGAGACACATAAACACACATATACGATGAAAAAACTATCCAAACAAGGAAACTACGGCACCGTCTACGAGGGAAAATATAAAAAAAAGAAAGCCATTTACAAGACCAATAGCTTACCGGACGTGAATTTGCAACACGAACGCGACGTTATGCTCGTCTTGAACAGCGACCAGAGAATGAAATCTTTTTTCCCTCGACTGCTGGACTATAAGGAAACGGCGAAATCGCAGTGTATTGTCATGGAGTTTATCGAACACGAATTCACTCTGTACGACGCTATGGACGAGCTGAACACGAGCGAAAAAGAGCTCATTTATTTGCATCTCTATTGCATGCTCAAAGTGGCCAGAGAAATCTGCGATTTCACCCATTACGACTTGCATTTCGACAACATTCTTATGGTGAAAGCGTCGCAAAGTAAACACGTGTACACGTTCAACGACGGCACGCGTACCATATTGCCGTACGATGACTATCGTCCCATCATGATCGATTTCGGGTTCAGCTACTGTCGGGGCGTGACAGGTTTACGCGCGCCCATGACTCAAACGCATCACTACATGAATCCTATGGTCTTTTGTCCCATCCACGACATTTACATTCTGCAAAAGAATTTTCAGCATTGGGGCGTGGAATTTGAAGTCGGGTTGCGACACGCTCGACGCCATCGACAATTCAAACGCAGTCTTTTTGATTTGCTAGCGCGAGTGACTCAATGCGCCGACTACCCACGCGACGAAGATGAAACTCCGCCCACAACGGAAGGAGGAGCTTCGGGTTACAATTCCGATTGTAGCAGCAGCGGTAGCAGCAGCTGTAGCGATAATGAACGACAATGGCGAGATGTGGGTCGCTGGAAAAGCGTCCGGACGTTGCGCGAAAACCAATTGTTTACGCACTTGTTTCACCTCGACGACTCTATCGTCCCCATCGAAGCGTGTCACGCGACATTGGAATCAAAAGACTTACAGGGGGTACTCATGTATTGGATAAAAACATATCAAGAATGGTACAAGGAAACGGCAACATTTACAGAAGCGTACACGAGTCGTTATTTGGAGTCGACATTGAAATGGTTGAGAGAATTCGCGTGACGACATGTGACCTTTGACGTTGTCGCTGTCGTTTTCTACGTCGATCACGTGCACGTCGATTGTCCAGATTACGTGACGGAAGCGCTATACGAGCGACTGAGGGCCGTCGCCGCCGTTGCTGCTGCTGCTAGTCAAAACGCCGTAAACGCGCCACATAATGTGCTGACAGACGCACGTGTCGGGTCCTCGCGTCTCTGACGCCCAACTGCAATCGGGTAAATGGAAAGCGTCGCCGACGGGAATCATCATGAAAAACATTTTCAACACATCGCTTTTGCGAGATAGCCATTCAATGTGCTTCTCCATTTTTATCTACATCAAACAATTATTTAACAACTGTTATAAGCATTTGCGTAGGTAGAATAGCAAAATTTACGTCCGCTACAGTTTTCGATGCTGGGCGCGTTGTCGGCGGCGGCGGCAGCTGCTCCCGGTCTGTTGTAGAGATCTTGTTGGTGCTGCTGCAGAGGAGGTTGACGGTACGGAGTGTTGTAGTACGATTGCTGAAGTTTAGCCGGTGCCGTCGCCGCAGTCGGTTGATAATGCTGCTGCTGCTGCTGATACTGTTGCGGCGTTGCCTGTTGATAGGCGTACGGCTGCTGCTGATAAGCGGAGGCGGCAACCGGCTGCTCTACTGGATACCCAGCGGCGGCGGCGGGTGGTGGCGCGTACGACGGAGGCGGAGCGTAAGCTGGAACCGCGACCGAACCTTCGATCGCGGACGCGATGAACTGAGCGAAATCGTGTTCGTTGTACTGACCCTTGAAACGAGCGATGGGCATTTGTTTGCGATAGAAAATAACGATGGGTACGTGTTGAATGGAAGCGTCGCTGCCATCCTGATAGACGCTACCTTCGGCTTTCGAGACGACCGACTTGTTCTCGCTCAAATTGACGGTGAAAAATTGCACTTTGCCTATATAGCGAGGCATGACACGATCAATGACCTCTCGCATTTCCACGCAATACTTGCAGTCGCTACCCGTCAGAAAGACGACGGCCAACTCGGACGGCACCTGTAAAGCCAGATATTTTTTGAACTCTACGACAAGAGTCTCGAAAGCATTCGATTGAAGTGTTTGCATCATTTTTCTTTATTCGAATCAAAGATTTATATTAAGAAATAGTTCCAATATTCCATGAAAAATATTGGAACTTATAGAAATTGCATCAACGAAGCAATGCGTTCGAGCCAGTAGGCATTCACTTGCGATCGCGTCGCCAAACACACGCGCAATTTGAAGGGTGTTAGGTTACGAAAAAATTCGTAGCCACGACAAATGCAATAGTGAACCGTATTGAGAAAATGGTCGTCCATGACGTCACGACCTGTTTGTTTCGAAACCTGACGAATTTTGTCGCAATAGAACCGCGTCAACTGTTGCGACACTTCGACCGGAAGACTCTTGATGTCGTACACTTGGACAAATGCCAGCAACGACCACATGTCCTCATCGCGAGCGTCCAGATTGAAATCAAACTTTTCTAAATCATTCATCGTGTGTACACACAAACTACATTAAAATTTGTGAGCAATTTTAAAATCAATTGATATTAATAAATAATAATGGTCAAATCTAGAAAAGGAAAAGGATACTATAAGAGATGTTATTGGTTTAAAAGAGGGTCCAATAAACGTGTCACTACCAAAAGAAGGACGAGACGAAGGTACACTCGTCGTCGTCCGTACCCCAAGACGACCTATTTTGGACCGAGAAATTACGATCCCTCCCTAGATCTCGCGGAAGACGCACCGTCAGTATTTCTGACACCGTCAATAGAGGCTGAGCTGCCACCGCCACCGGATTTCCTGTTGGGACCGGCGGCAGCCAAGGCTCGTCGCAAATCTCGCAAGTCCAAACGTCGCTCCAAGCGACGTTCAAAAAGAAAGTCGCGCAAATCTAGTAAACGTCGCAAGACCAGCAAACGTCGCCGCCGTTATTAATTTTATTTAAATAAAATGGTAGCTCGTACTAGAAAGAGAAAAGTTTGCTTTAGGGCCAATGGAAAACGAAAGTGTTTCATGGCCAGAGTGACAAAGAAATCGCGTAGAAAGTCTCGTCGAACTAAACGCCGAAAGTCTAAACGTCGCGCTTCGGCCACGACCATGAGACGTACCATGCGTCGGTCGAGTCGTCGCCATCGTAGAGCCAGTTTTGCGCCGCAAATGAACGTCATGTACGACTACGTTTAATAACCTCCAATAAATGAACGCAAACAGATCATCGTTTAGATCGACGACCGATTGGGGACCTTCTTTTTGGTTCTTTTTACACACGAGCAGTCTGGCCTATCCGGCGACACCATCGTCGCCTCACGTAAAAGCGGCCATTGACTTTCTCATCTTGTTGCCCAATTTGTTACCCTGTCCCTATTGTCAGCAACACGCTCGAGACTACGTGTCGAAATCCAATTTATTGCAAGCGACCATGTCGCGTCAATCGCTTTTCGAGTTTTACGTCCATTTTCACAACGCCGTCAATCAACGCCTTCACAAACCGCTCGTCGGTTTAATGCAAGCCAGAAACATGTATTCGACGCGCGTGGCGGGATGGGGACCGCCATTCTGGTTCTTTTTACACATGACGGCGTTGACGTATCGAGATCAACCCACGTTTGCAGATCAGACGCGCATGCGTCAATTTCTCGAAACGTTTCACATCTGGTTGCCGACGACGGCAGCCCAACATTTGGCCTACACCTACACGAGTGAAATGGGAGGAGAAGCGTTGACATGGGCGTGTCTGAACAAAGCCAATTTGTTTTACTTTTGGTTCACGTTTCACAACCACGTCAATCGTCGACTGGGCAAAGAAGAACAGACGCTGCAACGCGTCAAAGAATTGTACAAGACAAATTAATTTTTCAAAAAATGTTGTGTAATTCAAGATGATAAAGAATTGGTCAAGAACAATAGAAAAATGTCGGATGAAATCGCGGCGGTACCCGAAGACGACTTGCTCGTCAGCAGCGAAGAAGAGTTGGATGACTATTTCGATTACGATGGAGACGCGGCCATTGTCGAATATCGCAGCAGCAGCGGTGGCGATGACGACGATGACGATCCAGACGAGATGACAACCAAAAAAAGACGATATATATTTCCGAAACCTATCCACTATAATTTGTTCGAGTCGACGGACGATATCGATAAAATGTTCAACAATCACGTCCAAGTGTACACGATACCTCAGCGATGGAACACGAGGCATCCGACGGTGCCGTCACGCGTCGTCAACGTGAAACTCTGTCGACTCTATTTGCTAAAGAAACCGTGCGTCTACAATAATCTGTGTAAATTCGCGCATCATTTTACCAATATTACCCGATGTAAATACGATTTTTGCAAGAAAACTAAACTGATCGGTCCCGGGGTGTTTGTCAACGAAAGTCACAACATGTGCCGACTGAGGCATCACACGGAATCGCTCAATTCTTTCATCTATAGAACCAAACAGACGACCGTCTTTGATCTTCGATTGACTATTTTTAGCGAATTTGTCGACGAATTCAGGAAGCATTTCGTCTTTCCCATGAAATGTAAATCGTTGCACGTGACGATCGTTTCGCGAGACGTCGAAGCCGCCGCCGCTACGGGTTAGTAGTGGTGGTGGTTAAATCTCGAACGCGTTCGTTGGCATTGATGATGCGCCCTCCGTGTTCGAGATATTCTTTTTTGCGAGACAAGTAGTGCAAATTCATGATGGCGTGCTGGTCGACCACGTCGACGACGACGGGCACGTTTTTCGTTCGCATGACTCTGCCCAGAAATTGGATATAGTATTGAACCATGTCGGCAGCGACGAGTAGGGAATCCAATTTGGGAAAATCGAAACCCGTCCCGATTTTGCCAACGGTGCCGATCAAAATGTCGCACTGTTTGTCGTACGTGTGCACGTTGCCCGTGAGGAGGCTGACGACGCGCGACGGTCGCACGGTCAAAAGTAAATCGCGCAACGCTTCACCGTGAGCCACGCGTTTGACGAGCACGAGCCACGTGCGGTCAGCGGGGAACGTTTGAATAATGTCGACCAGTAAACGATGACGCTGCACGTTGGTGGCTTGCTGTTCCAACATGTAGTTCCAGTCGAGTTTGCCGTAAATGCGCCGCTCGAGCATCACTATGCCCGTGTACACCGTGTAGATATCGTGTTTTTTGAACAATTTTTTCACGATGAAATTTTCACCGTAAAAAAATTTAAACAAGACGTGCAGTTCATCGGGACGATAGGGTGTCGCCGTCAAGCCGATGAATCGTTTGGGACAGAATTTCAACAAATTCAAACTGCGTTTTTCGCTGAGCAACAAGTGGGTTTCATCGGTGACGAGCACGTGATCGACCGGGATGTCGTTTAATTTGTGAACGTTGGCAATGTTGATGATGCCAAAATGATAGTCGGTGCCCGTGTAGCCTGGCAAGTCGACGACGAGAGCATCGCCGCTGCAAAACGTGGCGATCGATTCGCGCCATTGTTGAACCAAACAGACGCGATGACAGACGATGATGGCCGGCAAGCGAAGAGAGCACACCAACGACAGGGTGGTTATGGTTTTCCCGAAACCGGGAAAACAGCTAATCATGACAACGTGCGTTTCGGCCAATTTGATGCGAGCATTTTGATGAATATTGACCTGTTCGGGACGCAACGTGCCCGTGAATCGGGGAAACGAGAGACAAGGTCGATACAAGCGATTGTTGCCGCTCGTCGGTACGGCCGAGAAAGGGACACTGAACGTCGGCCAAACACCGTCGACAAAACACACGCGAGTCGTCTTGTCTTCGAGAACGACCGTAAAACGATCGCGTAGACGTTGTTCGTCTTCGACGCGTTTCAAAACGACACGCGTACTCATTATCTTTATGTTGTAGGCGATGAGGCTTTCTGATGCAAACTTAAAGCACGGCCGGAGTGAAACTCTTGGCACTGGCACGAGCCAAAAAGACGGCGGGATCGATGAGTTTCTTGGTGGTGACGGCCGATGCCGGCAAGTAGCCGTACTTGATGTACTGTTCGATTTGAGGTCCCGGATCGAGACTGTAGCACGCGCGACACGACGTGATACTGAAATCTTGGAATGCCGAACCGACCATAGCATCAGCCGTTCGAGGTTTCTTGCTGAAAATTTCAAACATGTAGGCCGGACGCAGACCGACTTTGACGTTTTGCGGTTCCACTAAAAACTGAATGGAATCCAATTTGGCTACCGTCATGTACGAGGTGAGCAAATGATCGAAACGAGACGCGTACGAAAAATGACAACCCAACGGGAAATATTTCGAGTAATTGTAATTGAAACCGTGAGGAGTGGAATCGAGACCCGTATAGCCTTCTTTGTACCAGTAGGCTACGAGATCTTTGGCGGCGCTGAAGGCTTGCGTTCTATCGGCAATCTGAGCGCCCTTGTAACCGTGCTGTTTCAATACGTCCAACGTCATAGCCGGCCACATGGTGCCGTTAGCGGGTACGCTACCGTCGCGAATGATTTGCATGACTCGATTGACTTGTTGGAACAAATTCTGTTCGAAAGCGTTGGTTTGCGTGCGCAATTCCATGAGTTTATCGAAATCCAGACCCAATCCCTGTTCCGATTTGGGAGCCAAGAGCAGACCGAGTTTAGTGTTGACGGCCACCGATTTGCCGACGGTCCACCACAATCCGCAACCGACTAAAGGGTACGTCCAGTAGCCGCGATAATCGCGCGGAGAAACGTCGGCGCAAATGTTGGGCGGGAAACCGCCGGGACAGTCGTCTTTCAGGTCGGTCGTCAAGTATTCGCGCACAAAGCCGCTACGTGACGCCGAAGCGGGAGCTTTATTGCCGATCGTGTACGTTCCGTCGCGATAGCAACGTTTAAAGGTGCCCTTGGATTGAGATCCACCATACGAGCCGTCGCTGACGACGGTCAAACATTTTTCGTCGGGGAATTCGCAAGCCGTCGAAGAGCAATCTTGAGGATACCACCACGGTGGATTGCGACGCGACATGTTGAGTGGCTGACCACCGGACGTCAGACCGGGTTGCATTTCGTCGAAAAACGGATCGGGTTTACTGCTGCACAAATCGGGGACGGCGTATTCGCCCGGATAGACGAAACCTTCGTAAAAAGAATCGTTGGGAAATCCTTTCATGCCCGACATGCCGTTTCGAACGATGGTATCTTTGCGATAATTGCTATCGGGATTGTTGGTATCATAGGCGCGTTTCATGAGCCACGCGTTGGTCAAATTGACGACCATGTAGGGCCACGTGGGACAGTCCAAAAGTTCTTTGGCTTGCAATCGATTAGGACTGTAGATGCATTCTTTGTGAGCGATACGCAAACAATCGCACACGTTGCCGTCAAATAGTCGCGAGTAGTCGAGTTTGGCGTCGGAATCGATGGCCGTCAACAAAGGCATACGATCGGTTTTGTAGTTGGACGCTGAGGCTTTTTCTTTGCCTGGAATCCAATCGAGATAGTAGGCGTCTAAATTGTCGTAGATTTGTTCCAATTTGACCGGGTCAGTCAACGTCGTCATATTTGGCCACAATTGTTTGAAATATTTCGTTAAATTAGCGGCAAGTTTGGCGTCGACGGGTCCAGGCACGGGTACGGGCACGGGTCCGGGCGCGGGTCCGGGTCCCGGTACTGGAGGTTTCATCGTACTATCGGGAGCATTGATGTAGGTGGGGATTGTAAACTCGGGAAACGTCATCATGTCCGGTCTGGGCCAATAGTTGCCGATGGGAAAGCCTAGCGACTGTTCCGAATAGGCACCGTAAGGCGTGTAGGCCGCGATGGGGGGTTGGGGTGGATTAGGTAAATCGATCGTCGCCGGTAGAATGGCACCGTTAAACATGAGAGGCGCGCCACCGTACAGACCGTACGTGGGTTCAGCCGGTGGTAACGGTGCAGGTGACCGTCTTTTCTCTGTAAAGGCAAAAACTCCGAGTACTCCCAAGATCACCACGAAAAACATAATCAACCATAACTGATTATTCATAATTTATTAATTTAGAGAAATGAGGAACGAATATTATATAAAGACAGAGAGCATAGCTTCTTCGCTGGCCGTCCGGTCGTGTAATATATGTGTTGTGACAATGACTCTTTTTGCCGCATGTCAACGTCGAGGAATTTGTTTGAAATTCGACGCCAATTGGTCGGCTACGTGGAGGAATGACACGACCGCCGTGTGCGTGGTCGTCGTCACATCGACGGGTAATTTCGCTAAAGGTTACGAAACGTTATGGTTTGAAACGTCCAGTCATCAGTCGTTGGTCAACTATGTGTTTCAGTCGTGCGGCTATCGACCGTTGTGGTTAAACGAACGAGAATTTCAGTGCTGCGTGACTCGCATCGAACAAGACCCGTGTCAATGTTCAACGTGCGGTAAAAGCGTCAAAAATGAACGAGCCATGAAACGCCACAGAAAACTCTATCATTTTAAAAATTAACCAAAACTTTTAAAATGACACTATTCAAAGATCTTTAATGAGCGTCACGGGTCGCCGATCCGCTTCAGGTGGTGGTGGTGGTGGTGGCGTAAAAGATTGCGGTGGCATGGACCGGAAACTTTTACGACTCATCGGTAACGCTCTGGCTCTTCGAGGTAACACTGTGGGCGTGTACGCCTGCGTGAGCGACGATGGAGCTAAACGCGGCGGCGGTGGCGGAGGCGGTTCGACGAATGATGGCGGCGCTTCATCGGGAAAAGGACGCGACTCTTCATCTGGACGAGCAGATTCGCTCGTTTGCGTCAACATGACGTGAGCTGGCATTGGTACTGGTACTGGTGGTGAAACGGTTACCGGCTTAGGAGAAGCAGGAGCAGGAAGACGAAAGGAGCGCAGAGGACGTCTGACGGGAGCCGGTCGTTTCATGGCTTCGTAGACGACGACTGGTCGCTGTTGTTGAACGGTGGGGGTGACGGGTTTCGGATACGACAGCAAGTAGACTATCGCCAATAGACTGATGATGATTCCACCTACAAACACCTTTCTATTCATCATTTTATATTATTTATTTTCTTCAGAAATTTGGTCATTGGATTTGACCCAGATTCCGATATTGATGTGTTCATTGTTACTCTCAATCACCATCGGCTGATGTTTATTCAAGTAGATTTTCAGTTGAGGTCCAAAAGTGGCGATTTTGTTGGTACTTTTGATGTTGTTGGCATTGAAACGTTGAGGCGGCGATAGCGGTTCACTGGCTTCACCGATAATGGTGGAACATTCGATGATTTCGTTGACTTGGAAAGCAAATTTGAGACTCTGTTCGCTGCGTGAAATGTCGATCCATCCGGGTTGCATTTGAATGTTGCGACAAATGCTGAGGTATTCTTCGTTGGAAACGTTGACGGGATCGGTGATGCGTTCACCGAATTCGAGTAGCTGATTCTGAACGAGAGTCACTTTGATTTTAGCGTTGGATTTCACTTTGGGATAGTCGTTGGTTTGACTATTTTTCGACGTCTTTTGAGTCTTAATGATTTGAATGCAAATATTTCCGGGAAGAGTGTCGTCCGTGTCGTCGCTGAGAACGGTGAAAACAACGTCGTCCGTCTTTTTGGCGTTTTTGAACGTCGTTTTCAGGTACTCTAGACTGATGCCAATGTTGAGCTCTTCCACGTCGCCGGTCAACGTGTACGTATCGAAAGCCTCTTTGGTCACTTTGGCATTGGCGTGAATGTGGTGTTGGACATTGGTATAGATTTGCAGACCGTTGTTGCGAATTTTGAAACACGTTTGCCGGATGCGAGGATTTTTGTCGCACAAAGGACTAATTTGTAAATGTAAATCAAAGAGATTCTTGTAAAAGAGTCCCTTGGCTCGAGACACGGCTTCGAAAAGGACACGTTGTTGCTGCTGATCTACGTGCATCATCGTCGTATCTTTTTGTATTGTAAAACGACAAACTCTTAACTCTCTAATAATAAAAAATGAACAAAATTCTGGTCCTGGCGTGCATCGCGTTATCGTTGGCTCTCTTCTATTTCAAGCGCAAACACGATCAGTGCCGCCGAGAATTAGAGAAACAAAAACGACTCGTCAAATCGCTGATGGAGGGCATCGAATTGGAACCTTCGCCAGCTGAAGAAACGTCGCAACTCATGAATCTGGCCACGACAGCCATCACGCCTCTCATTTCGTTCATAGGACCTAATCTTTTGAAAAAGAAGAACGATTTTTTAAAGGAAACTATCGATACGAGTGATTACGAATTATCTCAGCAAATGCGTCAGCTAGACGAAATAGAAGAAGAAAATGATGATGATGAACCAGCGCCACCACCAACGCAGGCAAAGCTTGTATCCATGCCGGCAACACCACCAAAACCCATGCCTGCAGCTGCTGCACGACCAACTCCACCTCGCCCAGCATCGCCGCCGCCGCCCATGGTGCCTCCAGAAGTATTACTAGCGGCTTTGTGGTCCAGACAAGCCGAAGCGTTGGCCGGGACGTCGCCACTGCCGCGGACGTCGAAAATTACAGAAATTTTTGACGATCCACCGGCAGTAACAGCACCGCTTCCAGAACCACTGCCGGCAGTAGTAGAAGAGGTCAATGAACCAGAGGACATTGTTTCACAATTGGCCGATGCCGTGGCCGACGATGAACAACGCGACCTACCTGAGTTGTCGAGTAGTCTACCGGACACACGCGACGTCACGGGTCTACCTGACGCCTTGAAACGCGAAGCCGACGCCATTGACGAGGAAATTCGACAATTTACCCACGACAATGAAGATGAAGTTGTGACCACCACAGTGGAAAAACCTTTAGCCGCACAACAGGCGAAAAAGAACAAAAAACGAAAACCCTTGTACAAACATCCGGCCTTACAACCCGATTTTTTCTGTCAAGACGGTGTTTGCTCCATTAAGCCAAAATAAAAAAATTCAGTAATTTGTGTGTATCTGTATGCGTGTATATCATATAATAAATGAAGGAAGTCGCGGTCGATATCGCCACGGCGCCGCCTCGTCACAATTTTCCATTCGAATACGTCAACGACCTGTCGGAATTGAACAGAAAACGCATAGTAAAGGTGGAAGAAACTCGAAAAGATGTACGCGACACCTTCGCCAAATACGAAAAGAAATTGGGCAGACAAAAAGGCTGGGCTAACTTTAACGAATCGATACGTTCGCTCGTCAACGTGTGCGCCATTCCCCTAGTGGCTACGGCCGTCATCTTCCCCATTTCAGTAGGCGTCACCGTACCCTTGGCTATTGGCGGACTAGCGGTGACGAGTTGCTGCGATCTCGCCGAAGAACGCAACAAAAATAAACAGACGCGATACGCCAGTATAGTCGCCAGATCGCAAGCGACACTGTCGCATCTCGATCACGTCGTCGACAACGTGCTCACCGACGGCATCGTCACCCAAGCCGAGTACGAAATCGTTCTCAAGAGTTATACCGATTTTAAAAAAAATATCCTCTGATTAAAAGCAAGTTGATATCTTACACATTCTTTCTTTATGTCTAAGTTAATATGTGTTCCGCCGTAACCAATACCACCATGATGCCTTCATCTTACGACAACGGTTCCTTCTTTTGCACCACAAGAACAATGGTGGGAAAGACTAGATTTGCCAGCGGTAAAGAAATAAAATTGAACATTGTAGAATGTATGGAATTGTTTTCCAAATACATCTTCAACGACAAAAAGGTTAACAGCATCATCCAATTGCGGACGGGTTTCAAAAACGCCTTCACTTGCGACCTCTACCTTCTCAGTTTCAACAAGCAAATTTCCATGAAAATTTGTAAAAACGGTTCCTTTCAATTCACAGGCAATATTACCCTTCAGTGCGCTTACGAAGCCATTCAGTATGTTATCTCTTTACTTAAACTATTGTATCCCAAAATGTACGAAAATGATACTTGCGAAATTTATATTTACGAAGTTATGAGTAATTTTGTCCTTGACCTTAATCGTCCTATTGAACCCGACAGTCTAATGACTTTTTTCCAAACGATAGCTCCTCACTATAATAACTACACGTGCTTCAATTCACAAACATCCGGCACGTTCACGTGCAAGTACAACGTCGGAACGACCGAGGTCATGCACCGTAACGTCAGCTTCTTTGACGAAGTCAGCTTTGTAGAGCACGTGCCTTACAAAGATTGCGTCAGCAGTAAAAAATTGGGTCTAGATGAACGCAAAGACTATTACATCACTTTTCTCGTTTTTCAATCGGGAAAAGTTATTGTGAGTGGCATCAACGAGACGATCGTCGAACGCGTGTGTCGCGATTTTTGTCTCGTCGTGAAAAACTATTTCGACACGATCGCCGACAGTGGCGGCTGCATATTTCAGCACCAGCCATTGGAAATCTCCAAAAAGATCATGAAACGAACGTGTTACGAAAAAATTTCACTCGTCAAAATCGAAGACGATCAATATATAATTGTCCGCGGCAAATCAAACTACGTCAACAGCCGCAAATCCAAACTCGCCTCCAAATATTCGTTGTGTAAGACTATTTACGAAAACGACTGTTTGAACATTAACGTTTGCAAAGAACTGAAAAATATGCTGAAAAACGATAAGAACGTACACTTTAGCAATGTGGGAATGACGACAAGTCTAGACGAGAGCATCATTATTAGCCACATGGAAAAGTGTAACACGGCACCAGTAGAAGTACCAGTGGCCGGCGGCACATCAGTGGCTGTCGGTTAAATTTCAAAAATTTTAACATCTTTGAAATTTTATTCAATGTCCCAATCGCTGTCGATCGACGGCCACACTGTTGGCGTGAAACGACAGGAAAGTGTAAAACAAGACCATCAATTTAAAAGGAATCGTTTCCAAGTCGAGAACCATGTTGATGTAGTCGTCTTCATCGCAACGAACGGCACCGACTTTGGTCGCCGTTTCGTCGACAAAATGGTCCACAATTTCCATCATGATACATTGCATGTCTAATGTTTTGTTACATTTCAAAATGAAGGCTCGCATTTCTCTCGGGTCGACATCCATGTATTTTATCGAGGCTTGTTTAATACACTGATATAACTGAGACATTTATATTATAATTTTTAATTCTTTGGCCTTTTCAAAATCTTCGTCAGTCAAAGGCGTAACTTGACCATCACCCAGATATTTACCAACCACGGATTTCTTATCCAAAACGAAACCCTCGTACACGTACAGTCCGTACTCGTTCTTTTGCATAGTGATGGTCTGAGAAGGGAAAAGATTCTTAATCAATCGATCACCGGCTTTGACCACAAATGGAACCAAAAGTTTAGTCTGATGGTGAGGATGAACCAAATCTGGACGTTGAGATTTTTTCTTAGATTTTTGTACAGGTTCTGAAAGTGGCGGCGATCGGTCCACTCCCGACGATGGCGCTTTGCGTTTGGGACCGACGGTGAATTTACGAGGCGACGTTTGCTTGCGTTTACGTTCCGATGATCCGACGAGAGACATTTCCGACATGAGCTGATGCAGAGGAACCGGGGGATGGGGGGTAAGAAAGCGACGACGAACGGCGACGGCGATTTTTCGACGCGGCGGCGAAGGTGAAGGCGTCAGAGGCAAAGAATCTACTGGAAATAATTGTCTGACGTGTGACGGTTTAGATGTATCCATGCTCTTTCAGTTTCAAATCCAAAAACGATTCAATATCAATGACTGTATAGGGAACTTCAATCAAAACAATATTGTTTTTCAAACACAAATCTCTTTTAATTTGATCCCTATACTTTTGATTGAGAAAAGCGTCACGCGACGAGTGAAAATGAGGCACGTAGTGGTAATGCTGTTTACCTTGATATTCTACGGCGAGAGCCAGCTCAGCGTTGTAGCAGTCCAATTCGAGATCGACTTTAGTGACGGGATTGCGCAAAAAAGTGGGACGCTTTTTGGGAAAGGGTCGATTGAAGCGCTCCTCCAAGTGACGTCGGCAAGCCAATTCACCGCGACTGTCGGCCGGCGCGGTTGAAGTACTAATGGACGTGTCTACTGGTCTGAAAGCGTGAGGAAAACGTTGGCGCCAATCGCTGCCGAGCAAATGGGGGTCGCTAGTGCCGCGAACGCCGCGGGCACGTCTGAAAATGGCGTACACGCACAGCGTGACAAAGGCAATGAGAAACAAACGACCTTTGCCAATGTTTCGCCACCAGGATGTCGGCTTTTTTCTCATGTCATAAAAAGATTTTATTAATGAGAACCCTAGTGAAATAATTAATCTTAATTTTTCCAGAATAAAATAATTCGAGGAGACATTTGGGATGAATGAAACCGCAGCCGGTAGATTCGGCATCGTTTCCCGTATTTATCCTAGGTAAAACGTCAACGGCGTCAACGTGAGCGAAAAACACGCACACTTGACGGCTAATGTTTTTGTACTTGAATTTGAACATGTTGCGCGTCAGTTGACTCTTATCCAACTTGAGGTTGGTCTCTTCGAAAAGTTCACGAACGGCGCACTCGCGCAACGATTCGCTTTCGTTGACGATGCCTTTCGGAATACCCCAGTAGAGATTGTACGATTGATTGATTAAAATACCGCGACGACTGACGACGCAAACGCCGGCACACTGTTTGGGTTTGTCGTCATCTTCGTAGAAATCGGCCGTGTCCTTATAGTCCACGTTCAAGACGCATTGGCAATTTCTGAAACAGGTAATTGCCATTTAATTCTTTTTCGAGCTTCTTGAGCGTCTTTTTCTTTCCAGTATTTCTTGACTTCGCGCTCAAATATCTTGATCCATTTTTCGTAGGACGACGTCAGCGACGTTTGGCAAATCTTGTAATACATGTTGATTTTGAATTCCACGGATTTACTCGAGCGAAAAGCCATGGCGTCCGATTGAGGTGTCAACTCTGCCGACGGTAACTGCTGATAAAAGACGCTGTCGACGTACGTGTCAATGACGGCATCTGGTGGCGGAGGTTGGATGGCGCCTAGCGTGTAGACGCGTCGAGGTTTGACTATGACGTGCGTCGAGAATTGGACGAGAAATTCAAAGAGCTGTTTGGGTGTTTTACTGTCGGCTCCGCGTCGCAACGTTTGCAAATACTGACGCGGCTGATCGACGTCGTGTTTGTAAAAACTCTCCAGCACCTTGACGACAATGTCAAAGAAGGCGAATTTACCCGGCTCTTGGTGACAGTAGAGAAAAAAGACAAACATGTCGTAGCCGGGACGCAAATGTTCGTAGATGCCTTTCTTTTCGAGCTGTCGCATGCCCCACGTTTCACCGGTGACGCTATCGCTGCCGCACGACATGCCAAAATCGATAATGACGGGATTGAAACAATTGGAAAAAGACACGTGATATTGATCGAAAAGAATTTGCGTTTTTTTACTAGAAAAATGAATCAAGACGTTTTCCAAATGTAAATCGTAGTGCCCGAAACGGAAGGCCGATTGAGCCATTTCAAGCGCGACGCACATTTGCATGGTGAGCGTGATGAATTTTTGACGCGACATTTTCGACATGGCCGATTTGAAGGTTTCACCGTCGACGAAACGCGTCAAGTTGTAGGGTCCTGAATTGCGATGAAACGAGGCGTACGTTTCGACAAACATGGGCACGTTGAGAGCGTTGAGGTGCTGTCCGGCCACGTACTCGCGTCGGGCGTGATCAAACAGTGCCGGCTTGTTGAAATGCTTGAGAACGACGCGATGATCGACGTCGTCGTGACGGACAGTAGCCGTGTACACTCGTCCCTGCTTGTTGGTCAAATTGTTCATGGCCTGTACGCGCGTCATCCATTCGTGCATTTTGTAGGGTCGCTGGTGTCGCGGATGTTGACAGCCGTCCAAGGGACCGCACCCGCACGCGTCACTCGTTTTCATTACCAAATCTTGACAAATAGCCGGTGTCAACATGATTTTTTATTCTCTCCTCACAGTTTAATTTAGTTAAAAGTAGTCCATCATTAAGAAAACCATTACCATGATTTCGAAATCCAAATTATCCATCCTTAATGCTATCAATCAATTCATGTCGGACGACTTTTTGTTTGGCAACGTGGACCTGATCGAGAAATGGCACAGCGGCGAGACTCAGAAACGCGTGGGATTGATGTTGGGCTTGAAACAGAGAGAAGTCGTCCAGGGACCTCAGCGAAACATTAGCGCTTACCTCTTTTTTTGCGAGTCGAAACGTCGCGAGATTTTGGAAACCAATCCCGGCATCAAACCCAACAAGGTCATGATTCTTTTCGGAGAGTCGTGGCGCAATTTGAGCGACCAGGAGAAACAACCGTTTATCGACAAGGCTATGGTCGACAGGGAGCGCTACAACAAGTATTTGGAGAGTAAAGTGCGACCGAAAAAGAACGCCCGACCGAGTATTTATAATTTGTTTTGTACCGACGAACGACGCGCCATCAAAAAGGATCATCCCGACATGAACGCGTCCGACGTCAGACGAGAGCTAGGCAAAAGATGGAAGGCCGTCAAAGAAACGAATCCAGATCTTTTGAAAGAGAAATATGGATACGTGATTGAAGAGAGTCAAGATGTGGTAGGAAATCTCTAAATAATATCGTTCAACAGCTGACAAATGGCTCGATCGAATTTAGATTGATATTTGGCGACGATGGCGGCGGGTAGAGGGATGCAACGATGCTGTAAAATGAGCGACCAGTCCAACCGGTGACCGTAAATATCGATGATATCGGTGGCGAGTTCGGGTTCGCGGCTCATTTTTTTCCAATCAACCAGCGATTCGACGAGTTTCAATTTAAAGCTTTCGGGCACGTGCACGGGGAACGAGATGTGAAGCGGTAGCTGTTTAAAAAGATTCGGCCAGTCGATGGTATTTTGAAACGAGTAGTCCACCATGAGAGCGAGAGCAAATTTGTGAACGTCTGTGCGCAACAAGCGTTCACATTGATCGTACCTGGCTTGAGACATGATGAGCGCGCGCAGTCTCTCTCAAATAGCTTTATGTAGATGAAATCAAATATTTCTAAAAAATTTTCACACTTTTTTAGAAATGTATTTCTTGGGGAATAGATTTCAGAATGCGTTCGACAACGGTGGGTGACAATTCCAATTTGGTACAGAAATCCACGAGAACAATAGAGGGATTGTATTGCCGGCGAATGTAAATGAAAACAAAAGCGGCGACAATCATGTACATGCGTCGATTGATTTTCGTACGAATAAAAGCCATAATATCGGGACGATTGATGAATTTCAAAAAGGTCTCGTCCCTTTCGAGACCGATGTGTTTGAAAATCATGTCGGCCGTGTCCGAGTACGACTCGCGCAGGTAGCACAATTCGGGTATTTTTAGTTTGACTAAATTGAAGCCTTTATTGGCGAAATGATTGGTCAAGCCAAACCACCTGATGACCGTGTCGTAACTTTGAGGACATTTTTTCAGCATCAAGACGTGAAAGAGCGACGCGCAAATGATGGCTTTTCGGTAGTTTCCGCGATGAATACGTTGATTACAGGCCATGATAAAGTACTTGTTGGTCATTTCGACAATTTCCGGACTGAGATTTAAAAATTCCATTTCTTTACGAATGCCAATGTTGGCCTTTTGTTGAATTTGGTCCTGGTTGGTGTTTTGACACGTCATTTGTTGACGACAACGATTGCAAAATGTCCCGTCATTATTTTCAAAGTAGACGTGCTGACATTCAACGTCGACATGGTCGACTGGTTGAACGTCTCGATCTTTTGACGATAAATAATTTTCAAATAGACAAAACATTTCGTTTTCGTTTTTACCTTCTGCGCACGCTTTTAAGTTTCAATTTAACTCCGTAAAGCATTACGACAAGTAGGACGGCGACAGCTATAGGAATGCCGTAAGTGGACCAAGCCGACTCTTTGGCTAGGGGACGTAAATCGAACGTGATCACTCCACCGCACTGGGCTTGCTTGTAATGAAAGGGTCGTTCGAGTTGCACATGTTTATTGTGACGATGCGTCGCGATTTTAAAGTAGCCATCGTTCGGTCCCCATTGCGGGCCCCAAGTGTTGCGACAAATCCAGTAGGGAACCGATTCGTAGGTGAAAGAACTGGTTTGCACGTCGGCGGCGACACCCCAACCGACGATGACGACCGTGATGGCGCCGACGAGAGACGCGGGAGACGCGAATTTGGTGTGCGGATGATGAGTGACGACACGATCGAGATAGATGCCGTGTTCACCGAAATGACCCGACAAGAAATTGGAGTAGACCAACATACCGGCTATGACGGGTCCTTGAGTGACGATCGCTTGTTTGATGGCGTCAATGTCCGTCAGCCAGCGCACATTGTCGACGGTGGCTTGAATTTTAGAGAGACACGAGCAACGCGGCGTGGTCGACGACGACAATTGACTGACAAGTTGCGCGGCATTACCTTCGGCCGAGTGACATTTCATGCAAGGTGTGTAGTCGAACGCGGGTTCGCCGTGAACGATGCGTCGATCTTGCAGAGTCGAGACGACGGTGACGGCGAAATTGTTGGCACACGTTCCCTGATGACGGGCGACGGGAAGAGACACGTGATGACGCCAATCGAATTCGACGGGAAAGACATTTTGATGAGCAGCAGCAGCGACCGTGGCGGCAATGTACTTGTTGAATTGCAAATCGGTTTTGTAGAGACTGAAAATGGGACAATCTTCGCCGCCGTGGTCGTTGTCGCTGCGATGTTGCCGCACGATTTTATCGACGGCCGTGTGTTTGACGGGTTGCGCTGCAGGATGAGCGGGATGCAGAGGAACTACTTCTTTCGCCATGATGGAATGCGATTGTCTGGCCGGTGAGTGGGCGAGAACATCGGAAAACTGGGGCATTTGCGTCAACGGTTGACCGTGAGCGTGCGGGTAGTCACGAGGTGGTTTTTCTTTTTCGTAATGAGAGGTTTTATCCATACTTTTATTGTTCAGAGGTTGATTTCCCTGAAGCTGAGAATACGTCAGATAATTGTTCATAATTTATTCTACATTTACCTGAAATAAAAAAAGGTAAATCAGTCTCGACATTGAAACGATGCCCAGCGCATGGAACTAAAAAGAAACCCATTGTGGGTTATTTAAGCTGTGTTGCTGACAATGCCAAGTAGTCGTGGAATTGAAACGGTGACGAACGCTCGTGTTTTGAAAGTTGCATCAAACGTTCACCATGTCGGAAAATTTAGTCAGTACCATTTTAGAACTACTCAATGACTTGGTTAAAGCACAACAAAATACAGTGGACGCATTTATAGATAGAATATCTGTCAGGTATTCTCTGAACGAATTGGAACTGCGAACGTTGTGGAATGGCAGTGACCCTGATACTGTAGCGACTTTAGTCAACGACGACAACAAGTGCACTCACACGTTCACCAAAGGTCAACGTATCGGGCAACAGTGCGGTCAAAAGAATTCCGGAAACACGACGAAATGCAGCAAACACCAAAAGAAATTGAAAGAGCAACGATCGACGACCGCCGCCTCGACCACCATCACGACGTCGTCGACAACCGTGACCGACGACGGCATGCGAGACATTCCTCTGATGTTTAGTAAAATCACTAGCGTTTTGGCTTCGGATACGGAAGACTCTTCGGATTAAATTTCAAAAACACATTATATATTTTTGAAATTTTTTAATAACGACGACCCCAAGAAGCGCCCACGACTACTGGAGCTGGATTTGGAGCTGGAGCTGGAGCTGGAGCTGGATTTGGATTTGGCGGAGGTGCTGGATTTGGATTTGGCGGAGGTGCTGGATTTGGATTTGGCGGAGGTGCTGGAGCTCTCGAATTTCGTTCTTGTACAATGAGATCAATGTCAAAGACTTTTTGATTAAACGGTTTAAATTCTGAATTGATGACGGCCTTCACGTCGACGCTCATAACATCTTTAGTCAATAGATAGTTTGGTGGAATGGCCGGAGTCGTTCCCTCGGGCATGTACAATGGCATACGCATGGGATCGAGTCGCATGAGGGCCGTTTGACTGTAGGCATTTTCGACGAGATGCAACAGTTCATAGCCGACGATGGCGTCTCCGTCCAATTCCATTTGAGCTTCGCGCAAAAATTGCAACGTATTGTAGCCGCGATTGCGAGCCAATTGAGCCAGAAATTTATCGCCCGTGTCGCCGCAACCGTAGTAGACCAACGTCTTTTTAGTGACACCGTTGACGGCTCGAGTGTCGTACCTCAGAGATTTACCGGCGGCCATTTCGCCGACGAGTCGATCGAGAGCTTTGGCTTTGTAGCGAATAGTGTTGGCAAAATAGTTGAAGATTTTATCGCAACCGGGATTGTTGCTGGTCGCTCGTTTGTTGACGGCGCACACGCTGACAAAAGCATCGGCTGTAAATTCAGCCGATTCCGAATCGCGACGCAAAAACGACTGGAAATCACGACCGCCGTACAAAACGATTTGGTCGTTGGCGGCACCCAACAGTTTCATGGCGTGCACTTTGTTGTAGGCCACCAAGGTTTTACCCAACGGCAAGTAGAGTCCCGAACCGCGAACGGGATAGTAATAGGTGCCGACAAAAAGAGTCGGGTCGGCGAAAAACGAGTACATGGGTCCGAAACGAATGACTTCCAAATAGGGTCCAACTTGACCCAAAACATTGGCGTCTTGATCGAGAGTCACGCCGTTGGGTACGCGGAAAAACTGATTCGTCACATCGCGACGAGGTGTAATGGGCGTGGCTGGTTGAATTTCCGGAGGCATTTTGTAGTAGATTTCCAATTTTTGGTAGCGACCGACGAGATCGGCTTCGCTCATCGACGACCACGATGTCGCCGGTGAATTGGGATAGACGAGTTTAAAGTATTCGACCAATCGATCTTTTTCCGTAGCCGGTTTCAAAGCGCCCGAAGCGATAGCCGCTTTGACTTGATCCAATTCATTGAAAATGGGCGATTCGGGCTGTCCAAAACGGACGATATTGTTGCACGTCAACAAAACCGAATCGCCGACCCAGTTCAAGACACCGCCTTTCGTCTGACATTCCTCTTTGGATTTAAACATGATTTCTTGCGACGTGGGGAACGCGCCGTTCGGGGTCGGACCCGGTTTCGGAGGAGTGGTACCCCCGCCACCACCACCACCACCACCGGGAGTAGGACTTCCGCCGCCACCACCACCACCACCTGGAGACGGACTACTGCCGCCATCTCTACCAAAAGGGATCGTCATCCACATGAGCCAAGGAGTCACAATCATAATTATTATTATGGCGATGATTTGACTTCTTTCTAACATTTATTATTTAAAAAATCAAAGGATGGTATCGTTTTAAAATAGGATTGTATAACGGCGTCGGGGACAATGCCTGATTCTTGACATTTGGCGTCGTAAACTTGTTGGTAGCAAGCGAGAATTTCAGGCGTTTCCAACTCGATAATTTCACCATGAGTTTTAATCATGATCGTTTTAAATTTTTCGATTTGCTCCAAGTGTTGAGTGTACAGAGCGGCGATGGTGGCCATTTTGTTGCGTTTGACAATGTACGTTTCAACGGGATCTTTGGCTTTGGTTTCGTCAACGTCGTCCAGTAGCGCTTTGGTTCGATCTTGAAGTTCTCGAGTCGTGTCCTGTTCGCTGGCCTCGGCGCGTTTTCGCATCTCTTTTTCGGCCTGTTGATAGTCGTCATCGAGAACAACCTTATCGACGACTTTACCCATGATGGCTTCACAGATGGGGAAAGGACGACCGACGACGACGGTGTGAATCTTGTTGCAACTGTCTGTTTTTCTGATGATTTTTCTGGCAGCCGTAGCCGCTTCTTCTTCGGTGGCGTAGACGCCTCTAATTTTGGCGAAAGCCAACACGTTGTACTTGTTGATGCCGCCGGGAGCGGCTGGGAAAAAACTAAAAAGAGCATACTTTTGACCTTCGATGGGTGGATCTTGAACGGCGCGTTCCACCTGCGGGTAGTCGACAATGTGCAATGCGGCGCAAGCGGCTCGCGTTTCTTCCAACGTCAAAGGCGGCACAAACGGGTCCGGTTGCCATCTTTCTTTTTTCAATCTTAGACTCATTATAATAATATAATAATTTCTTAGTACAAGCTCACTTTTTAAACTCTCAATTTACAAAACAGGGAAACCCATTGTACCGCCGGCAATGCGGATAATATTGTTGACGATGACGGTGACTATAAATTCGAACGTCTGACCGAAATTGGTGCCCGACAAGACGGGGCCTGTGCCGTTACTGGCTATGATGGCGTCATCGCTAGCAGCTGGCACCAAGCTGACGTTGGACAATTTACCGTAATTGGTACTGCCCATGGGATCGAGATCGTTGAATTTCAACGAATACGAATACAAATGGTAGCCAGTGTCGGTGGGACAAGCTGGAGCGTGATAGTAGGGATTGACTAGACTGAAATAATCGCTACCCATGTTGGAAAAACGATTGGAATTCTCGTAGATGAGCGTCGTGTGCTTGATGGGATCGCGAGCGTAGCGGCTTTCGTAATCGATAGCTGTAGTAGTTGGAGTGACGACGGGAGAGGCAGTCGTGTAATTGGACCACTGATTGGCAAATGTGGAATTGCGAACCTGGAAAAAGAGGGCTTTGACGGCGTGATTGAAACGAACGTCGTAGCTAGGAACTGGATTGGCTTTGGGATTGAACGATTGACGAGGAGCGATTTGAACTTGTTCAATCAAAATGGTACGTTGAGATTTACCCATCAGAATACGTTCCTTGTTGCTGACGATGGCGTAGTTGGCCCATACTTGAACGCTTTCCAAGACGGGAGCGGCATCGATATCGACACCGACAACAGGCACGTTGACTTGAGCTCCGGCGGCGGCTGCATTGTCCAAAATGAGCAATTCTTTCCAGTCGCGGAACTGGAAATTAATGTGCATCTCGTTGTAAGGGATGGCAGCGGTGGGTAGAGAGACGCCAACATCGCGAGTGAAAAAGAAGGGTAAAACGAGATTGAGCGTTTGACTAGGAATAGTGTCTCCTGGACCGTGAGGATCGATCATGTCGCCAATGTTGCCAATCATTTGATCGTAAGCGGCGCGTTTACTAGCTTCGACAGTGAACTGAGAATAGGCATCCAAATGATAATTGTGGATGGTGTGAGCAAACAAATCGTTGAAAGAAATGCTCGTCTCTCGAATGAGATTGTGCATGAAATTTTTGGTCCAACGAAGGCGACCGTTGGCGGCAAAGCTATTGGTAATTTTGAGAGTGACGGCGGGAACGACGACGCGAAGCCACACGTGAATGAGGTAGTCACCGGCGCGACTGACGCTGACACTCCACTCTTGCCCGAAACCGGCATTGCCGTTGTTGCGCGACAACAATACGGGAATCTGAGTGAACCAAGTCGATTTCAAGGTGGAGCGGACAAAGTAAACGATGGCATCGGGTCCCGAGTACATGTACTTTTCGATCTCATCCAATGTTGCAATATCAATAAATCCTGAAGTGATATTCGATTGCGCCATTTTTTGATAATATATTTATTATAACGCCAGAATAGATTTTTGTTGATTAAAAATTCCTAGTTTAGATGTAAAGATGGATAATATCTTGGAATTTCACAAACAAATAGAAACACATTTTAAGGAGGAAATTAGTCAGCTAGAAGGGTTGACGACTCGCGAACAACAAGTGTGCGACTACCTGTCGCAACCGTGGCTCTCGGAACGCGTTCGCAGTCACTTGATTGACGATCTGGACGAGATTCGTACCACCATTAAAAATATTAATTTTATTCGTTTCTATTTCGTAGAAATTCGTTCGATTCTCAAAGAGTACGTGCAGCTGATGCAAATGCCGACGGTGAACACGTTCTTCCAGAAAGAGGACGGCACCAAGCAGCAGCATCACGCGCGTAAAACGTACGTGGTGAAAAATTTTTGGGAAATTTTTGATTGCTACAAAAAGTACTACTACAACGTCAAAGTGGTCGATCAGCAAAAAGACGATCCGAACACGTGCCAGTATTGCGGTTCGACTCTCGGCTACTTTTTCGACGAAACAGTCAACATTTGCTACACGTGCAAATCGGAGAAAGTCTACTTTATACAGTCGAGCAATACGGACACGACGCGCGTCAATCCCAAATACATTTACGATCGAAACCAACATTTTCGCGACTGCATGATACGTTTTCAGGGTAAACAAAAGAACACTATACCTCCAACTATTTTAGAAAATATTAGTAACCATTTGAGCGACTATCGGTTGACGACCATCAGTCTCAGTCACGTGTGTATGATTATGAAAAATTTAGGCTACAGTAAGTACTATGACGACTACGTGTTGATTCACCATTTGATTACGGGTCAACCTCCGTGCGACATTTCCTTCATTGAAGAGCAGCTCTTGCAAGAATTTGACATCATCAATATGGAGTTGAAGAATTTCAAGGAATTGAATAAGAAAAATTTTAATACACAATACATCTTATTTTTACTACTAAAGCATCACAATATCAACGTTCACGCTGATCATTTCATGTTGATAAAATCCAATGAAAGAAAACTATTGACAGATAAAATTTGCAAAACTATCTTTAAATCGCTAGGTTGGAAGTTTAACAGTATCCTCTGAACACACTGCACACAATGTTGTTTCGCTTCTTCAAGAAACCCTTCTCATTGACTGCCGCTACGGTACCGACCATTCACGGTTTGTACGGCGTGACCAAGAAACGTGATGGAGAACTGGTGGCCATCAACGGAGACGGATACGCGTACGACATCAACGAAAAGAGAGTGTGCCAAGTGCCGACGTTTCCTCACATGGAATTCGTGGCCTACGGCGAATACATCAAAGGCGACGAAAACAAAGACGACGTTATTTATCTGTTTGAGACCAACAGTTTTCGAGTGGATTACACGAAACGACACGATTCCCTGAAAAAATTGGTCGACAACAAGATCCTATTTCTCAACAATTGCGTCTTTACGTCGTACCCGTTCAATTACATTCGAGATCATTACGATAGCGTCGATGAGGGCTTCATTTTAACGCGAGTTCACGGCAAAAGTCCCGTGTACAAATACAAAAAGTCCAACGACACGGTCGATTTCTACATCAAAGACGGCAAATGTTGGTGCCTCATTGCTCGAGCGCAGTACGACGAATTGAACGACACGCCTCCCGATACAGACGCCAATTATTTTCTGGTCGAATTCACACCGTGCAGCGAGTATCGTGGCGAGGAAACGGATTGCGTCGTCGAGTGCCACTGGAAGGAAGATGCCAATCAAGACGCGGCGTCAACCGATAAAGTCGGAGCGTGGTACGGTTACCGCGTGCGCCAGGACAAGACGGATCAATTCAAAGCCACCGGATGCGGACCGAACAATTGGAAAACGTGCATGGATCACTATGAAAATTTCTTGAATCCATTGACATTAGAAAAAATATTTTCCTTGTTGTAAAAGAAGCATAATAAATGGGAAATGCTAAATCGACTAACGTAGCTAAAGCAGTCGTAGATATCTATTCGAAAATAGCCGCTGAAACGGTACAGACGAGCACCATTAGTACGAGTAACACGCAAATCATCAGCGTCGACGGTAGCGGTGGCGATGTCAACATTAGCGGCAACACCATCACGCAAACGGCCAAAGTCAACATGACGGTATTGATGGACAGCATCAGTAATGTCGATTCGCAAAAAAGAATCGGCGTGCAACTCGATCAATTGGCGAAATCGTTGGTGAGCGGATTGAATTTTTTTACTTTTGACGATGCCAAGAATACGGCAGAATCTATCGTGAAAAGCCAAACGACCATCAACAACGCTATCCGTCAATCGTGCGTGTTGAACGCCAACAACGTGCAAAGCATCACCATCAAGAACGTCAAAGGTAGCGTCAACATTACCAACAACGTTCTGAGTCAGATGAGCGAAATATTCGACAAGTGCGCGCTGAAAAGCGTGCTCGGCGTGAAAGCCATCGACGACGTGCAACAACGATTGAATCAGGAAGCCGAATCGAAATTGGAAGGTTTCAATTTGGCCTGGTTAGCGGCGGCCGTTTTGGCTTTCGTGCTCGTGCCCGTGCTGGTCGCGGCGCGAGTCACGTCCAACGCTTTGCGTTTCGTTTTTCCTCTCATGATCGCCATCGGAGGCGTGTTTTTTGCCTTGTACTTTACCCTAGGAAAAACGTACATGAAATCGTCCAATTACACGCGACCGTTCAGAGACACCTGTACCGGTAATGTGGACGGTAGCGTTCCAAGGACGACTATCGTTCGGCAAGCCATGGATGCGTGCCTGAAATCGTCATCGTGTCGCGTCGTCGACGCTCGTCTGACGGAAACGGGTGGCACCGTCGCCAAACAAGTGCCCGAAATCACTTTCTACAAGAGCGGCGACGGATGTAAATTTCAGTTTTACCCGCAAGGAGTCGTTCAATTGGCCGCCGTTGACGTTACCGCTGTTAAAACTACCGATAGATACCAATGGTTGCTCTACGTAGGAATCACTATGATTATCGGCGGATTACTGGGAACAATCATTCAACGAGTCAGAAATAATGGCAGTAGCAGTAGTAGTACAAGTTTGACCACGAGTGAATTGACGTCGTTTCCTTCGATAGAATAAAGATTCGAATCTCTCAGAAAGTGATTTGAATCTAAGCGCCACCTAAATAGTAGGCTTGAAACATGTTGCAATTTTCCAAAACGTCGAAATCCTGCGGCAACGAATTGGTCATAAAATACGCCGACACGTAATCGGTGGATCCATTCAAAACAAAAATAGCGTCGACTTTAGCCGTAAATGTTGTCAAATTACTTTGCGTGGAATTATTCCACGAATTGACGTCTTGCCACAAGGGATTCATGGCCGCATTTTGAGCCAAACAAAAATGAATACGATTACCGCCCAATGTTCGAGGAGCCCAAGCAGTCGCGCGAATCGACCACACGCCGGCTTTTTTAGGTTGAAATTTTCCACTAGCATACCAGCCGCCGGTAGTGTCGTAACGTTTGGTAAAGTACGACGCCAAAGTCCACGTATTGGCTACAGCATTAAAATAAGCAAACACGTTGGTGTACTGGAGATACAACAAACTGGTTGAAGTCGCGCTTTGATTGGAAGTCGAACAGCACGTTTCAAGCTGAGCGGAAGTGAAACCGGCACCCACTAAATTACCATTAGCATCCAACATCAACAACGTATTAGCCGGAGCCGTCGATTTCTTTTGAAAAGTCGAATCTATTTTACTAGATGACCACAATGAAGTGGTAGACGGAGCACCCAATAAGCCGGAATCTTTAATATCGGATTTCAAGAGGACGTTGTTGGTGGCGGCGAGAGCATTGGAAGCTTGCGTGCAGCACGCGTTGATAAATGTGGGAGTCAAGCCGCTGTCGACTAAATTACCGCTAGCATCGGGCATCAGCAGAGCGTTAGCCGGCGCCGTCGTCTTTTTCTGATAGGTCGCATCGATTTTGCTGGACGAATACAATTTCGTGGCAGAAGTGGACGTGTCGACGATATCCGTTTTCAACAACGAATTATTGCTAGCAGCGAGAGCGTTGGAAGCTTGCGTGCAGCACGCGTTGATAAACGTGGGAGTCAAACCGCTGTCGACTAAATTACCGCTAGCATCGGGCATCAGCAGAGCTTTGGCCGGAGCCGTCGTCTTTTTCTGGAAAGTGGCATCGATCTTGCTGGACGAATACAATTTCGTGGCTGACGTGGACGTGTCGACGATATCCGTTTTCAACAAAGAGTTGGTGGCGGCATTGGCGGCCTGAGCGCAACACGCCTCTATAGATGTTTTCGTCAAACCACTATCTACTAGATTACCGCTAGCGTCTGGCGTTAGAATAGCATTAGCGGGAGCCGTAGTTTTCTTTTGATACGTGGCATCTATTTTGCTAGACGAATACAGTTTCGTAGCGGATGTGGACGTGTCGACAATATCGGTTTTTAGTAAAGAGTTATTGCTTGTAGCTAGAGCGTTGGAAGCTTGCGTGCAACACGCGTTGATGAACGTCGGTGTCAAGCCGCTGTCCACTAGGTTGCCGTTGGCGTCAGGCATGAGCAAAGCATTGGCTGGCGCGGTGGTTTTCTTTTGATAGGTGGCATCGATTTTGCTCGACGAATAGAGTTTGGTAGCCGATGTCGAAGTGTCGACGATATCGGTTTTCAATAGGGAATTGGTAGCGGCATTAGCGGCTTGCGTGCAGCACGCTTCGATAGATGTTTTCGTCAAGCCACTGTCGACTAAATTTCCGCTAGCGTCCGGCATGAGAATAGAATTAGCAGGAGCTGTCGTTTTCTTTTGATAGGTGGCATCGATTTTGGTTGAACTGTACAATTTAGTAGCCGATGTCGAAGTGTCGACGATATCCGTTTTCACTAGAGCGTTTGTGCTGGCCGTCAACGCGTTGGAAGCTTGTGTGCAACACGCGTTGATGAACGTCGGTGTTAAGCCGCTGTCCACTAGGTTGCCGCTAGCGTCAGGCATGAGCAAAGCATTGGCTGGCGCGGTAGTTTTCTTTTGATAGGTGGCATCGATTTTGCTCGACGAATAGAGTTTCGTCGCTGATGTGGACGTGTCGACAATATCGGTTTTCAATAGGGAATTGGTGGCGGCACTGACAGCTTGCGTGCAGCACGCTTGGATGGCTGTGGGTGTCAGTCCGCTGTCGACTAAATTACCGCTAGCGTCGGGCATCAGCAAAGCATTGACCGGTGCTGTCGTTTTCTTTTGATACGTGGCATCGATTTTGGATGAACTGTACAATTTAGTAGCCGAAATGGACGTGTCGACAATATCGGTTTTCAATAAGGAATTGGTGGCAGCACTGGCAGCTTGCGTGCAACACGCTTGAATACCGGCTGGTGTCAATCCGCTGTCCACTAGGTTGCCGCTGGCATCGGGAACCAAGATTGCGTTGGCCGGCGCTGTCGTCTTTTTTTGAAAGGTGGCATCGATTTTGGAAGAACTATAAAGTTTGCTAGTGGACGTTGTCGTGTCGACGATATCACTTTTTAATAAGGCATTGGCTACAGCTGTAGTGGCGTTGCTGGTTTGTTGGCAGCAGGCGCTAATGAATGCCGGCGTGATGCCGCTGTCGACTAAATTACCATTGGCATCGGGCATGAGCAAAGCATTAGCCGGAGCTGTCGTTTTCTTTTGATACGTGGCATCGATTTTGCTTGACGAATAGAGTTTCGTCGTGGAAGTGGACGTGTCGATGATATCTGTTTTCAAAAGCGAATTAGCGGCAGCACTGGCAGCTTGCGTGCAACACGCTTGAATACCGGCTGGTGTCAGCCCGCTGTCCACTAGATTGCCGCTGGCGTCAGGCATCAAAAGCGAGTTGGCTGGCGCGGTCGTCTTTTTGGCATAAGTAGCATCGATTTTACTCGACGAATAAAGTTTGGTAGTCGATGTGGACGTATCGACAATGTCGGTTTTCAATAAGGAATTGGTAGAGGCACTGACTGCCTGCGTGCAACAAGCTTGGATGGCTGTCGGTGTCAGTCCACTGTCCACTAGGTTACCGTTGGCGTCGGGCATGAGCAGCGAGTTGGCTGGCGCTGTCGTCTTTTTGGTATACGTCGCATCGATTTTAGCCGAACTGTAGAGTTTGTCAGTGGCCGTGGACGTGTCGACAATATCGGTTTTAAGTAGGGAATTGGTGGCGGCACTGACAGCTTGCGTGCAGCACGCTTGGATGGCTGTCGGTGTCAGTCCACTGTCGACTAGGTTGCCGTTGGCATCGGGAACCAAGATTGCGTTGGCTGGCGCCGTGGTTTTCTTTTGATACGTGGCATCGATTTTAGAAGAACTATAAAGTTTGGTAGCCGAAGTGGACGTGTCGACGATATCACTTTTCAATAAAGCGTTGGCCACAGCGGTAGTAGCGTTGGTGGTTTGTTGGCAGCAGGCGCTAATGAAAGCCGGAGTGATGCCGCTGTCGACCAAGTTACCGTTAGAGTCGGGCATGAGTAACGTATTGGCCGGCGCCGTGGTTTTCTTTTGATACGTCGCATCGATTTTGGATGAACTGTAGAGTTTATCGGTAGATGTCGACGTGTCAATAATATCGGTTTTCAATAAGGAATTGGTGGCGGCATTGACAGCTTGCGTGCAACACGCTTGAATACCGGCTGGTGTCAATCCGCTGTCCACTAGGTTGCCGCTGGCGTCAGGCATCAAAAGCGAGTTGGCCGGCGCTGTCGTTTTTTTGCTATACGTAGCATCGATTTTGGACGAACTGTAAAGTTTGTCAGTAGATGTCGATGTATCAACAATATCGGTTTTCAGTAAGGAATTGGTGGCGGCACCGACAGCTTGCGTGCAGCACGCTTGGATGGCTGTAGGAGTGAGGCCACTGTCGACTAAATTTCCATTGACGTCGGGCATGAGCAACGAATTGGCTGGAGCGGTCGTTTTCTTTTGATAGGTGGCATCGATTTTACTTGACGAATAGAGTTTAGTAGCCGAAGTGGAAGTGTCGACGATATCGCTTTTCATCAAAGCATTGGAAACGCCAATTTTAGCGTCAGCCGTTTCTTGGCAACAAGCACTGATGAAAGCCGGCGTAATGCCGCTGTCGACCAGATTACCATTGGCATCTGGCATGAGTAACACATTGGCTGGCGCCGTCGTCTTTTTGGTAAACGTAGCATCTATTTTAGAAGAACTGTAGAGTTTATCGGTAGATGTCGACGTGTCGACAATATCGGTTTTCAATAAGGAATTGGTAGCAGCATTAACAGCTTGCGTGCAGCACGCTTGGATGGCGGTAGGAGTTAGGCCACTGTCCACTAGATTGCCGTTGGCATCGGGCATGAGAAGCGAATTGGCTGGTGCTGTCGTTTTCTTTTGATACGTCATGTCGATTTTGGAAGAACTGTAAAGTTTATCGGTAGATGTCGATGTGTCGACAATATCTGTTTTCAATAAGGAATTGGTAGCAGCGCCAACGGCTTGCGTGCAACACGCTTGTATGGCACTAGGCGTCAGTCCACTGTCCACCAAATTACCGTTGGCGTCGGGCATGAGTAAAGCATTGGCTGGAGCGGTGGTTTTCTTTTGATACGTCATGTCAATTTTCGAAGAACTATAAAGTTTATCGGTAGCCGTAGACGTGTCGACGATATCGACAATTTTCAACGATTCATTGGCGGCTGTTATAGCGGCCGTGCAACACGTGGTAATAGCCAAAGGCGTGAGACCGCTGTCGACCAGATTACCGTTGGCGTCGGGCATGAGTAGCGAGTTGGCTGGCGCTGTCGTCTTTTTGGTATACGTGGCATCGATTTTGCTGGACGAATACAATTTGTCGGTGGCCGTGGACGTGTCGACGATATCTGATTTCATGAGTCCATTGGCTGAACCGGTAGCGGCTTGAGCGCAACAATTTTGAAGAAATTGTGGAGTGAACCCGCTGTCGACGAGATCGCCTTTAGCGTCGACGACGACGATAGCATTGGCAGGAGCGATAGCTTTCTTCTGGAACGTGTCGTCAATTTTCAGAGACGAATACAATTTAGTCGCCGAGAGGGACGTGTCGACGATATCTGATTTGAGTAGCGAGTCAGAAGCGGCGTTGGCAGCTTGCGTGCAACACGCTTGAATAGCCGCCGGCGTCAATCCACTGTCAACCAGATTGCCGTTGGCATCGGGCATGAGGAGAGCGTTAGCCGGAGCCGTGGTTTTCTTTTGAAACGTGGCGTCTATCTTGGGAGCGCTGTACAACGCGTTGCCACCGCCGTCAATAATATTGCTCGGCGACAAAGCGTTGCGAGCCGTTTCGCAGCACGCATTGACGATAGTGGGCGTCAGTCCGCTGTCGACTAAATTTCCGTAGTCGTCCATCATGAGTAAATGTTGAGAACCGGCGACAGCTCGTCGTTGGTAATTGGTATCAATATAATTGGAACTGAACGTGGTAGTGTAGTCGACGATCGTGTCCTTGATTTTATCGCAACACGAAGGCAAACTGTAGGGTGTGGTAACGATATCGCCGTTGGTATCGGTCGATAAAATACTATTGGCCGGCAATGTCACCATTTCCAGTGCGCCAGTATAGGCGTTGTACGTGACTGGTCGTTGGGTGACACTTGTTTCCGGTTTTTTAACGTACGTGGCATCCGTTTTCAAACTGCTGTAAAGACCATCGGATTTAGGCTGAACGTCGTCGATTAACGCTTTAATACTTTCGCAACACGACGTGATGAAAGGAATACCGATTTGTGAACTGGAAACGTTGCCGACGGCATCGGCGACTAAAATGGCGCCCGGTTCCAATTTAGTTCGTCGCAGAAAATTCTTGTCGGTAAAACTACTGCTGAACGTGTTGGTCAAACTAGCCGTCGTGTCATTGATGATTTTTTGAGGGCAACATTCGGCGAGTTCTTTGGTTTTCACCGACGACGAAATGAGAGCACCAGTCACGGGATCGGTGACGACGACCCGATCGGGAACTAAACTCAACATTTGACCTTCGGGACCAGTCTTTTTAAAGTAGGCGCTAGTGTAAATAGCCCCAGATAATACCAACATAACCAAAGCCACAAAGAGAGCTAATTTAGCCGTTTCATTCATTTATTGATATATACAATTAATTTAATGGTAATGAGACAATCCGACTAAAACAGTTTCATAGAAATAATTTTTTTATGAAACTCTATTCATTATTAATCGAAATATAAAATAGAGGTTTTTTCGTGGTCATGTGTCCGTAAATAGGATCTCCTTGATAGTGAAAACCGCACGCATTGGAAGCATCGATAAGATAGTTGAGGTGATGAAGTTGGATAATTTTCTCGACGTATTTACACTTGTCCGATTTGAAACTGAAAATACAAAAGTAATCATCAGAAAGACCAAACATGAGCGGAGGCAAATGTTCGCAAGCGTACAGTGTACCTTTGATGAAGAGAAATTTACCTGCGTAAAACGAGTTTGAAAAGTCTTCCGTACGCCGATTGACGTGAAACGTGACGCGAGCACCGTGATGCGTCAAATAAGCATTACGAATATTGTAGGGTACATCTTTTCTGAAGATGGAAATGGCGTTGTAAGGCGAACGGTCGCTAGAGATTTTATCGACCCAACAATTGATGGGAAATTTGTAAACGTGACCATAAGTGTTTTCTATGACGGTAAAAGTGGATTCAAACCAGCGAATATCCGGTATGGATGTTTTTATAAAATTTTGATAGTTTTTATAGACGTGCAATTTGTTGACGTTCAAAACGAGTTTGGCATTTTCCTTGACAACGGTCGTGTTTTTGAAAGGCGTCGATATTTGAAGATCGCTTTCCTTGTCGTAAATGACACTGCCGTACAAATGACAATAGCGTTCGAGCCCGACAATGAGATCGCTGGGTTTACGTATGGCCGCGCAGACGACACCGACGTCGTGTTGCGGCAAAATGAAACGATCGCGTTGGAGAGCGGGTTGAGTCAAATCGACCACCTGGTCGTACATGCAATCGCAAAATTGTTGAATGGCTTTTAAAATGGGATGCTGAGGTGCTTGACGAGCGATAATCTGATAGAGATGTAAACAGAAATATTGTATTTCTACAGTGAGCAGTTTAGAGCGAGTGTCTCTAGTTGTCTTGAAGAGTTCCGATATGGCTGGTGTTCGACTGAAATTGTGCGGCGCACACTGGAAATCGCCTCTCAAATGAGGATCGATACTGTGTCGCAAATCCATGGTGCAAAATCCAAAGTCGATCAACCTCGCTTCATATGCCATGTGAGGCAGATAAATGCCTCGTTTTTTATTGGCGTCGGCCAAAAGAAATGACGACGTCGATTTGGCCACCATCACGTTACGTAAATGAACATCAAAGTGTACCATTCCCAAATATTGCTTGATAATGTAAAAAGAATAGGTTAACTGGAAAAGAAATTGAATGACGTAGTCGACGGTGAGATGCGGTAAAAAAGTCATGACTTCATACGAGTAGCGTTCTATGAAGAGAACGTAATCTTTGTCGACAATGTTGGCACTGATGTAGTTGCAGAGAAAAGGACAGACTTTCATTTTGTTCAAATAGGAAATGAATGGGCAAAAATAAATTTCAGCCAAATCAAAGTCGAGCAACCAAACGCCTTCAAACAAAAGAGCCGATTGTTTGAAACCGTTATTGTTCATTTTGACGATGACATCAGCTTGTTTGCGGTCTACCACCTTGTGACCGTTGATTTCTAATTCGTAAATGGCTCCAAAGCCTCCCTTGGTGAGAGGAACTAGGCGATAGAGACCGCGTTTCCAAAAGTACTCAAAATCTTTATTAGTTAGACTGTTAATGGCTGTAGCGACATTATTAAAAAAAGAAGCAAACATTTTATCGAGAGAAAAGCAGTAAATAGTATTCATGATGCAACTCGTTTATTGAGAAAAAAAATTTTCATTCATCGTTCAAAAAAACCGTAACAAAAGCGGTAATATTGGTATTGCAGCGAGGGCAGATGCCGTACTGACAAGCGCAGGTGGCGCAGAGAAACGAACATCCGCACGGTAGGAGAACGGTGTCTGCAGTGTTGGGACATTCGTCGCAAAGAGTGGCGTCATTCACCGAGATTCGCGTACGTTGGTCGTGCAGAGGACAAAAAAGGGCGTGTTCATCGATAGAGTTGCAGACAAAGCAAACGTTTTCGTTGCACGAAGCGTGACGAAAAAAGCCTTTAGAAGCTAAATGCAAATAATTGGGATCTCTGTTATAAGAGATGAAGCGCAATTCAAATTTGGCCCACGCCGGATGATTCATCTGCATCGGATAGGCTAAAAAGTTAAAATTTTAAAATAATCAGCAGGTTGGCGACAGAGCGGACAGTGGTCGACATTTAGAGCACAATTGGGACAACAAACGACATGTTTGCAGGGAAAAAGAATGGTGGCGGCTTCGAAACAAACGACGCACGTCGAGCGAGACTTTTTACCTGGCACGTGTTGGTAAAAAATACAACTCGACGAATGAGAGTCAACGTTGCCACAGTAAATACATAATTTCTGGATCCAAATGTCTTTCACGGTGGCTTGCAACATGGCACCGAATGATTCCATCATAAACATTTCACCTACAATCTGCGTCGAAATTCCCGTCATGCCGCAGTTGCAGACTTTAAAAAAGATGGGCGTCGATTTATAGGGAAATATATAGAGACATTGCAATTGGGATTTGAGACATTTCAAGCAATTAAAAACTACGTAAGCAGAATGTGATTGATAGAAGCCACACGAGGCGGCGGACGAGTCGATGGTTTTCGCTCGATTGTCCACCGACATGAAATACTTGAAAAAAGGGGAACGAAATCGCGAAAACCCTACACACACACACATACACACAGATACACACAGATAAGTAAAAGTTCAACATAGCAGCAAAACAACAGTAAACTCACCCAAAGAATTTAAATAAGGACAGCAATCGCAAGATGTCAACGATGAAAACGTCGTCGTCGACATCATGGCTCCAGCCGAAAAAGGAGCTAAAGCAGTCGAAGCCATAAAAGCAGCTGGCGGAGTAGAAATGACTGGAGCAGGCATGGTTATGAGTATGGTAGCGAAAATGCGGACCATTTTATACGCAGTTGTGGATCGAAATCGTCATGACAATGCAAAAACCCAACAAAAATTGTCATGACAACGGGAAATAGCCACAGAAATTGTCATGACTACGGAAAATAGCCACAGAAATTGTCATGACTACGGAAAATAGCTACAGAAATTGTCATCACTACGGAAAATAGCCACAGAAATTGTCATGACAACAACGATAACGCGTAGCAAACGGCGAGGAAAACGTTGGAAACTTGAAGCAAAACGTTTACACTTTTTTGCTAAGGAAATGTTGCAAAACGTTTACACTTTTTGCTCTGGAAATGTTGCAAAACTTTACACTTTTTGCTCTGGAAATGTTGCAAAACTTTACACTTTTTGCTCTGGAAATGTTGCAAAACTTTACACTTTTTTGCACTTTTTTTTGCTCTGGAAATATTGCAAAACGTTTACACTTTTTGCTCTGGAAATGTTGCAAATCGTTTACACTTTTTGCTCTGGAAATGTTGCAAAACGTTTACACTTTTTTGCACTTTTTTCTCTGGAAATGTTGCAAAACGTTTACACTTTTTTGCTCTGGAAATGTTGCAAAACGTTTACACTTTTTGCTCTGAAATCCGGTGTGTCACACAAAGAAACAATGTTTTCACAAACTTTAGGAAATCCAGTGTGTCACACAAAGAAACAATGTTTTCACAAACTTTAGGAAATCCGGTGTGTCACACAAAGAAACAATGTTTTCACAAACTTTAGGAAATCCGGTACGTCAAACACACAAAACAGTGTTTTCCCAAAACTTTTCCTGTTTGTCACGTGATTTGTCAGGGAATACTCGAGCAAAATACGAAAAGCCGCACGGAAGTTGGAACAAGTGATTTTTTCCGTGGAATCCAAGAAAAACTTGTTCCCAAAACTTTTTCTGTTTGTCAAGGAATACTCAAGCAAAATACGAAAAGCCGCACTGACGTTGGAACAAGTGAATTTTTCCCAAAAATCCAAGAAAAACTTGTTCCCAAAACTTTTTCTGTTTGTCACGTGACCGTCAGGGAATACTCAAGCAAAATACGAAAAGCCGCTTTTACGTTGGAACAAGTGATTTTTTCCCTGAAATCCAAGAAAAACTTGTTCCCAAAACTTTTTCTGTTTGTCAGGGAATACTCAAGCAAAATACGAAAAGCCGCTTTTACGTTGGAACAAGTGATTTTTTCCCTGAAATCCAAGAAAAACTTGTTCCCAAAACTTTTTCTGTTTGTCAGGGAATACTCAAGCAAAA